GTCAGCTTGTTCTTCGGTACGTTGAAGTGCCGATCGTCTAAGCTGGTCGGGTCGACGCCAATGGTGATGATGGCGTCAGCAGCGCCGGGCTTGTCCGTCTGCGAACCACGCAGCTGATTCATGCCGGGATACTTCTCGCCCTCTGCCGTCCCGTTCAGCTGGGATACGGCGATCACAGGGCAGTTGTACTCTTGGCCCAGGCGGCGAGCCCAGGTGTAGACCTTACCGATGCGCAGGTCTTCGCGCTCGTCCTTGGCTACCTTCGTGTCCACGTTGTCCAGCTGGTCGAACACGATCAGCCCGGGTGGGTTGTCCTTGAACAGCTGCGATAGTTGCCGGGTGTGGTTCAGGCCCATATCGGAGCGCGGTATCAGGATGCGATCCTTACCCACGCCCGCCTCGAACGCCGCCATAGCGGTAGCCTTGTCGCCAAGGATCGCCGACTGCGACACACCAAGCGCCGCCATCATGAGGCGCAGCTTGTATCGGTCGTGGTGCTCTTCGTTCGCAATGACCAGGATGGGGCGCTTCGCCCCGGCGCCCTGCATCTGCTCGGCCATGAAGCTGACCTCGCTGGCGATGAACGTTGTCTTACCGACCTCGGGCCGGGCCGCAACGATGACCATGTCACCGCCGCGTAGCGGGCCTGTGACCTCGTCCAACTCCTTCAGGCGCCAATGCCAACCCGGACCAGCCGTTACCGTGCCGATGGTTGACAGGTCGAAGCTGGTGAATAGGTCCGCTTTGGTGATGGCGCGATTGGTCTCGGCCTCGTAGTCCTCAACCAACTGGCGCACGTCCGCTAGGTCTGACAGCGCCCCTTCATCGACTACATCCTTGATACGCTCGGCGTAGTCCGCCACGATGTAGTGGTGGAGGATGTCCTCCTGCGTGGGCGTCGAGAGCGGTGCAACAATGAGTCGGTCGAAATACAGGCGCATGCCCTTGATCTCAGCCGGGGGCAGGCGCCCTGTGCGGGTGTGGATGAACCACTCGGCGAACTTCTCCCACTCCACCGTGGTCTCGGCCGGGTGGTTGGAGAAGAACTCATCGAGTCCCTCGACGATCCGCATTGTCTGGTCTTGTACGGCAGCCTCTTTGATGTGCGACCGGAACCGCTCGAAGCCGCTCCGATGGCGCATGATCTGCAACAGGTCAATATCCAAGGTGTGCACGTATTTTTATATCGGTGGCCTCTTTGGGTTGTACTTCGGAGGTAATATGCGTAGTGTTGAGGAAGTTCTCAAGCTCCCCGCACACGACACGCGCTGCTTTGAATCCTGCCTCGTCCGGATCGAGCCAGACGAGAGCCGCTTCATACTTTTCCGCTATGATGTTGCGCACCTCAGGCATGAGGCGGGTGCCAAGCATGGCCACGGTGTCGATGTACTGGCCCAGCTTGATAGCGCTGGCGATGTCCTCGACTACCATCACACGGTTGGTGCGATTCGGCCCGTCGAGTACCCAGGCGCCCTGCGCTACCGGCGAAGTGTTGCCTAGCGTGCGCGTGATGTACTTAATGGTCTGGTACGGGTAGAGCGCTCGCTCCTGCCAGCCCGTGATCATCCCGTCGTACGCCACTATCGGTAGTTGCAGCCGCCGCTCATCAGGCAGGTACGCGACGCCAGCATCATTGGCCTCGAATTCGCTGATGCCATACTTGCGCAACCAGCCCCGTGCTTCCGGGGGCCACTCGGCCTCGTCGATCGAGCGGTTACTGGGCCAGGGCGTTGTCTTTAGTACGCGCGGCGCTGCCGTACCACGAGTACGCTCGCTGTTCTTGAGGAACAGGCGCCCCTTGCCACCACAGTGCATGCAGTTCCAGCCTATGCTGTTGTGATTGCGAATGATCCAGAGCCGGCGCTTCTGATCCTCACCTGCCGGGCACCCGACGTGGTTGATGGTGATTGAGTCGCCTACTGTGTTCGGTGCGTTACTCTTTAGGATCTCGGGGTCAATGTCCCCGCTCATTCTTTATCCAACGCGCACTGCGCGTAGATGGTGGCTGGTTGCCCGTCGACTACCGTCTTCTTGGCAGGCAGCACCTTGACGAGTGCATGGCACACCCAGCCTTGCATCGGCCGTATGTGTACTATGTGCTTAGAATGGTCGGCCAGCACGATCGTCAGCATCAGTACCCAGGTACTCACGTTGGGTTGACCTCGATGACGTGGACTTGCGGGCAGTACCAGTTGTCCATGTCGACCTCGTGCTGGTGTGCCATGCCTGCGAAGTACGCTGCGGCAGCGACCATCATGATGAAGAGCAGTCCAGCGAATTGCTTCATGCGGACCTCCAAGAAAGGGGTCCGCCGGGTGTACTTCAGGCGGAGTTGCTGAGTGCTTAGCCGTGCGGGCCAGCGATCAGGACGAAGTCGATGGCCGGGATACCGTGGCCTGCGTCTTCGGTGATGATCGGCTGGCTGTAATACTTGGCCTTCATGACACGAAGCTCAGCGCGTACTATTTCTACGGTGTCGTACGCCTGGCTGAGTTCTGTGTGGAGGGTCTCGATGTACGCATTCTTCTCTTCGATGACTTCGAGCAGTTCCTCGACGATGTCTCCGTAGACGTCTAGCTTATGTTCGTAGGCAACACGAGACGCGCCTTCCGCTTCGAGTATGGCTGCGCGGGTGTCAGTGGACAGGTGTTCGTATAAATCCATTCGGGATTCCTTGTGAGGGGATATGGGGAGTAGGGGTTACTACTACTACTAGCAGTACCCCTGTTCCCAGGAACGTTTAGGAGCGGCCGGCCTTGCTGCTGAAAGCAGCCTTGCTCGGCTTGGTCTTGCAACGGAACGTCGTGCTGAGTTCGAGTGAGTCCTTCATCCGCTCGATGTTGCAGACGTGCTGGAGACCAGCCTCCACCTGCCCCAACGTGATGAGGAACGCCGCCTCACGGATCACCTTGCAGTCGTAGAACTCGAAGGCGAAACCGAACACGCCACCGCCAGAGAAGCCCTGTCCTCCGGCAGCTGCTGATCCACCGCAGCTCGAGGCCACGGCGACGATCGCCGACGGCGCCGAGGCCGCAGCGTTCTTCGCTTCGTTCACGACTTGGGTGTTACCGTTGTTGTCAGCCGACTGGGACTGCTTGGCGGTAGCCTTCTGCGCCTGGCCTTGCTTCTGTCCCTGTACTTGTCCTTGCTCAGCCTTGCCACCCGTGGCCGAGACCGGCCCATTGGTCGCGCTTATTCCGAAGTTGCCACCGACCAGCGAGTTGTTGTTCGTGCTACCGTATGCAACTCCACCATTCCCACCAGCTCCGCCAGTGGCGGTATTGGTGTTAGTGGTCGTACCTGTGCTAGCCGGGTTGTCGTTGCCGACACCATTGGCGAACGCCGGAATGGCGATCAGCAGTGCTACTGCGATTGCAAGTTTTCTCACGTACAATTCTCCTAAGATGGAAGGGGGTCGCCTGCGGGGCAGGCCCATCTGTACGTCAGGTGTTCTTAGGAACTTTCGCACCTAAGAGCATGAATCGCTGGAGGAGAGGCTCGGCCTGTCACGCCGGGGGTCGCGGGTTCGAGTCCCGTCCACTCCGCCACTTACGTGTGGTTGTTACTAAGATGCGAGGCGTTTACTAAGATCCGAACAGGGAGTCGAACTCCGACTCGAGCATCATCGACTTGATGATTGCCTTGGCGTCGGCCAAGAGACGGTACACCGTCGACTCGGACAGCTCCATGTAATAGGCGATGCGGGGGATCTTGTTGCCCTCGAACCACAGCATGAATGCCTCACCGCTCAGGTAAGGCAGGCGCACCACAATCCTGTGATTGGGCTTGCGTGTAGCGAGAGTGAAGGTGCGCTCGTCGTTCTCTTGCGTAACGTAGGCGCCTTCGGAAAGCTCAGACGAGAGTTCGTTATCTTCGTAACCCACAGTACATCTCCGGTTGAACACCGGGCGGATGTACCGCAGCCCGAAAAATTCCTCTCCTTCCCTATTATTACTATAGCATGTACTACAATTTTATTCAACTGCTGGTCCCTTACGTACCCTGCGCCTGTCATAAACGCGCGCCACGGTCTTCTCTTCTCGATGGCCACTGACCTCGCTTGCTACACGGCCCTCACTCTTCATCGTGGTGATGGCCTTGGCTCGAAGGTCATGGAATGTAAAGCGTGGCAGCCCGGTAGCTGTACTCCATGCCACCATGCGCCGCTGCCACAGCGCCTTAAATCCGCCTAGCGTGTACGGCGTGCCAAGTGTGGTGCTAACTAAGAACATGCCAGGGCTCAGCGCCTTGGCTGCATTGATGGCGTGCTGTAGTGCGGGAGTCCACTCAACCAGTGTGTTCGCACCACCCTTCCTCTTCTTGAAGTACACGCCCTCGGCTGTCACCTGGCTACGATGTAGTCGCAGGATCTGTGCCTCCGCCTTGGCTGTGAGGTAGGCGAGATCGAATGCGATCGCCACCCTCGGCCCGGCCTGCGTGCCATCCCCGGCGCAGTACTCGCAGAAGGATCGAAGCTCCTCATCGGTGATGTGCCTATCGCGTGGCACTTCTGCATTGAACTGCGTCGAACTGACGGGATTTGTAGCGATCAGCCCGGCATTCATCCCCCACCTGTACGCCCCGCTGAGCCAACGTATCTCCTTGTTGGCCCTGATTGGGGCCTTCCTGCCCCTTCCGCTGGTGAGGTAGCGGTAGCAGTCTGCTGTAGTCAAGTCGACTGCCAATAGATGGCCGAAAATTCCCTGCAAATTTTTTGCGTAGATCTGGTCATCTATCCAGGAGCGTGGTGCTCGCATGCCTTGGTCCAGCAAGTCCTTGAGCCGGGTCAGGCGGCCCTCGATAAGCGCCTCAATCGTTCCTGGGAACGCAGTAGGTCCAGTGAGATCGAGCAGCTGCTGCTTCGCCTTGTGCTTGTCGTGGCCGAGGTTGTGGTACGACCCGTCCTTGAGGATGGTGAAGTACGTCGTGGCGTGCTTGCCCTTGTAGACGTACAGTCTCACCATCCCTAGGTCGTGATGCTTTTTACGACGTCCTGTCATAGCTCTGTCCAGCGCCCCTCTGCGTCTTTGCCTTCGACCCTGACCTTCTTCATCTCGCGCTCCACAGCAGCGTCAACTTGAGCCAGTACACCCTGGCGGCGCATCATCTCCAGCTCAAGCCACGCCTTGAACTTCGGTGTGTTCACGCACTTCATGAAGGCGGCGATCTTATTGTCAAGTTGAGAGCGTGTCGCCTCGCTATAGCCATGCGATCCTGATTGCGGATGCGAGCAGTGTACTGCGCTGCTCGTCTTGTTCCTCTTCTGCCCCCCGCTACCAGTGCCGCGTGTATATGACCACACGAAATCCTTGGCAGTGAGCGAGAACAATGGCTCGCGCTTGCTCATGATTGTGTGCCGAACACCTTCTGGAAGGACTCGAGCGCGATCTTGCGCTGCGAATCGGTTAGCTTGTCCAGGTACGCCGTGTCAAGGGCAGGGCGCAGGCCGAATGCGTTGATCTTGCCAGCCCAGTTGATGAGCGTCCTGGGCGACATCGTCAGGTTCAGCGTGCGCTGCTGGTACGCCTGACGGCACAGCCCGGCGAACTGCACCATACTGGTGATGGTCTTGGCCGGCAGCTTAGGCACCGCTGCCTTGATGATAGCCTTCTCATCGACGGCTGGTAGGTAGTTCATCCGCACACTGACCCGGAACCGATCGACGAACGCTGTGTTCTGCGGCGAGACACCAGCGTAGTGTCCCGTCTCATCGCCTTGGCCTACCGTGTTACCGCACATCACCAACCTCGCATTCGGGTGAGGCATGATGATCTTGTCCAGCGCGCTACCGGGCATCTCCTTCAGGAACAGGCGCCCATCATTCTCGAGCATCCACTGGAAGCCCATCGCAACTTCAGGCGGGGTGACGTCGTACTCATCGACGTTGAGCACCGCACCGTAGCGCCAGGCTTCAGTGGCCGGGCCATCTTCCCATGCGGTGGACCCACTCCTCGCAACAAGCGTGCCGAAGATAACGCTTGACTCCGCATCACCGGTCATGTTGATGCGAATCTCGGGGCGGATCGTCAACGCACAGGCATGGCGGATCAGCTGCGACTTGCCGCAACCAGTGGGGCCAGTGACAACCACAGGCTCGTTGTTCTCCAGGGCGTAGAGCACCTTGGTCAGCGCATCAATGTCTGGCCTGTACAGCGGGTCGATAGTCGGCACCAAGGCACGCACCTTCTCGTGTAATTGCTCGGGCTTGAAGATGGTGACGGCGAAGTCGAACGGCACTTTCTTCTTGACCATGTCACTGAGCAGGCGCTGCCCCTCGCCTACGACGATGGGCTCTGTTACCGGCAGCTCACCCTGCTCCGGCTCTACTTCCGCGGGTGCGGCTGCGACCTCCTGCTCTGGTGTGCGGTTGCGCATCTGTTCGAGCAGCGCTTCGGCTACCTTGCTGTCCAGCTTGCTGCCGCCAGCGCTAGCAGCACCACTGCTTAACACGCCGGGTGATATGATGGTCGTGCTCATGTTGCTCCTTACACCAGGTAACGATCAATGAGAGAAAGCAGCGCAGTCTCGAGTTGCTCTGCGCTATGTATGACGTAGTGCTTCTTGTACAGCCGCTTCACGTTGTCATCCATGATGCCGATGCCAACGATGTCCACCGGGGACTGCTCGACGTGTTCGATGATCTTCTTGCAGAAGGCTATGTGATCTCCCGGTCGCCGTGAGGCGGGGCTACCATCACTGAGCACGATGAGCAGCTTGCGCTTCGCCCGTTGTTTGGCGAGACGGTCATACGTCCACAACACAGCGTCGCCGTCGCAGTTGTTGTACTTGTACGCACCGGCACGCTCAAGGCTGTCGAACAGCTGATGCTCGGGCAGTACCTTGTTGTCGAACTTGCGATGCAGGAACTCGATCGGCCTGTATCCAGTCAGGCCTGTGTCTTCTGTGAAGCTGATGATCTCCAGCGGCACACGCAGTACGTTACCGATCGCCTCGTTGAGCAGCAGCGCCGACTTGGCAGCGTGATCGTACTTGTAGCCACCCATCGAGCCAGAGCCATCAACCAGCATCGACACAGCCGCATCGAGCACGTCGCTGGTGTACTTCTTCTTGAAGATGCGCTCTTGTAGGGCAGGTGAGTCGACGCCCATGCGATACAACGCACGCGGGTTGAGCTTGCCGGTCTTGCGGCCGTATTCGTACTTGCTGCGCGCCCTGATCTGTAGGTTCAGCCGTACCTGCTGTGCAAACGCGTCACTGGTGGACGCATCAGGTAGTTCGATAGCGCAGCGCCCGTTGAAGCGGCTCGGTACGTCACCGCCGATGAAGTCCACGACAAGGTGATCGTCCAGCTGCGCCGACTGATACGGCGTACTACCCTTGTAGTTCGTGTAGTCGATATGCAGACCACGGCGCGTGGTGTTGGGGTTGACGCTCATAGGGTTGCCAGCGATGTCTTCCCACTTCACCGTGGCGATGCCCTCACCCTTGACCTCCTCGCCTTCACCTTTACCGTCACCTTCACCCTTGTCGCCTTCGCCCTCCTCACCGGGCTGGCCTTCACCGGGCTGCGGCTTCGGCTGAAACTGCTTCATCTCCTGGGGCGCATCACCGCCGTACACCTTCTCGAATATCTCAACGGCCAGATCCCACGACGCCTGCGTACCTTGCTCCTTGGGCAGTATCTCGCGCAGCCTGCGCAGCTGCGGCGTGTACGTCCGCAGCTTGATGAGCTTGGCCATGTCGGACAGCGGCTCAAGTGTTGCCTCAGCATCACCAGCGCACGGATAGTCGCGCACCATCAAGTCCCAGCAGAACAGCGTTGCAGCGGTCTCCGCCCTGTTGCCGAGCTTATGGAAGCGCTTGGCGAACGTCGGTATCCAGCGCGTCGCATAGGACACGCCGTTCTCAAGGTCGCCGGCAAACTCACGCCCGTTGATGTAGTCGATGCGATGATCCTCGATCAGATTCATGATGAGGCCGAGCAACGAGTCAGACCCGAACACCATCTTGCCCTCCTTGGCGGGAGCGAAGTCGGTGTGCAAGACGTGGCTCGTCTCGTGCGCAACGAAATGCTTGACGTCGATCGCCTCATCCTCGGTCATGGTGAGGAAGTTAGGCGTCGGCAAGTAGATCGTCTCGCCATCTGTACTCGGTGTTGCGTTGGTCTCGAACTTCACGCGGAGCTTGGCGCGTTTCGCACAAAGACGTGCGTACCTCTCAAGCTCATACGGATTGAGCATGGTTGTGTGACCTCGAAAATTCGCTAGGAAAATGTACTGCGGCGCGTGTTGACTTAGTTCTGGCACGCGCGGGCCAGAGGGTACTTCCCTCTATGATGCGTATGAGGCCAGGTGCCACCGCCCTAGTGAGTCACGCGAATAGGTCGTGCAACCCATGATGCTGGTGTCAGGTGACCCCGTGTGCCCGGGCTCACGACGATTGAACGGCGGGCTGTACTGCCGCCACATCACTTGTTCGTGTGCGCGCATCGACTCGTGTGTCGCATGCTCGTATACGTTGATGTACCTTGCGCTGTTGTACCAATCGCTGCGCTTCTTGTGTTCAGCGAAGCGTCGCCACACTTCTTTACGTGTAGCACGCCCGACGTAGAGCACAGCGTCATGGTCATCGCAGGCCATGTAGGTGAAGTAGCTCACGGCAAGAAGTCACGCCCACAGTTGGGGCATCGCACTACCTGTAATACCGGTGCGGATGTCGCAGGTACGGGATCAGGGCTAGGGCTGGTGCCCCTTACCTTGGCGATGTCCTTACTCACCGCTACTTTGGCACGCACTTGTCCGTTGTCCATCAGCGGCACGCCGAGGTTGACCGCACTGAGTACGGTGCTCTTGGCACTACGCCATGCATTAGGCAATGCAGTGAGGCCGAAGTCCTTCTTCACCTCGCTTTCCCAATGCGCGATCTCCTTCTCAATCACGTCCATGTGCCCGCCAACGACAGCACACTGATTGCCCCAATTAGCGATGCGATCCCACGCAGTAGCATCAGCACGCTCGCTTACTGCGTAGTGTTCGAGCGCTTCCTTGAGGTAGTTCACCTTGGTATCCTCACTTCAACTGTGCTCCGTGCTTCCATACCTACCCACACCACAGCAAGGTAGATTGCGAGCTGTAGGTCACCCGTAAACGACGCGATGAGGGACAAGGTGAGCATGATAATTGGTGCGAGTGATGCAATTAAGCGAAGGTAGTTCATAGTGGTAGTCCTAATGTGTGAGTGGGCACGCCCTCGAAAACGCACTCTTCATGCCTGCCCATACCGATGAGCAAGGCGCGTACTACGTGGACGTCGCACTGCTTCAGTTCCTCCTTCACATTGCGAAGTGTCTGCCCCGATGAGATGAGGTCATCGACGAAACATACACGCTCGATGTTGTCGTTTTCGAGCCCTTCGATGGTGTACGAACTATGGGAGTGATCGCCCGGCTTGCGCACCACGATGAGTGGTACACCAAGCCATGCACGCAACGGCCAGCCATAGGCTTGGCCACTGATGCCCACGACTACGATACCCTCGAAGTTGCCTGGCATTTCTTTACGCAACCACTCGCCCGCAACCGTGACGTTGTGTTGGTACATCACAGTTTCGTGGAGAGTGTTGTACAAGTAAGAGCATGTCATTGGCCATCGAGTTGTGACAGATCAACACGCACCTGCAACGTACCGGTGCTGATCTTCTCGTTGAGTTTGTCGGCTAGCTCACGCAACGCCGGGACATCAGCGCACACGAGATACTTGCCATTCCGCAAGCGAGCACTGGCGATAGTCTTGCCGAGTCGCTTGTCATACGCCCTGTCGGCTGGGCACTGAGCCACAGCTACGGACCACTGACCATCCACGCGCCGCTTGACGGCGAGGCAGTAGCCACCCTTGGGCTGAGGTATACCGTTACTACGTGTACGAATGTGGATGTAGTGAACGGGATGCGCAGCATGCTGACCCTGTGCTTGTTGGGTCTGCGATAGCAGCGCCTTGATCTCCTGCACTTCTGCTTCAGACATGATGTATCTCTGTGTGCCAAGTCCTTCCGGCGTCCGTTGAGGGCGCAAGATTCTTACGAGCGGCTGACGCTAGCCCCTCGTGCGTGCGCTGTTCAGTTGGAGATGTACGGCAGTGGTGCGCGATGATACTTACGCCCGGCTTACACGCATTGTCTGTGCCTGACGACACATAGGTGACAGTGTATGACGCTGGCGTAAGGGGGTGCGGGGGCCGGAACCCCCGCCACTTCACCGGTTTAGGTGGCGGATTTCTCCGCCTGTACTACAGTGCACGACTCATCGCCGTGCTCGGGATCAACCGCACTAGCGTGCGATTGGGTACTGTTACTGTGCGTTACAATACCAGACGCATTATTATCTTGCAACACTACGTTACGTTGGCGTATATGCTCGGCGCAACGTGGACATTCCGCATGTAATCGCCGGTCTGTAGGGCAGGTGTGTTTTGTACGGTTACGTGCTATTGTCCGTGTACTCATAGAAGTCATACTCCGCCAGCAAATCGGCGATGCATGGCGTGTGCCTGTAGATCATTCTGCCGGTCGTGCTGCACACCTCGAATAGCATTCTGTTCGCGTTGTAGCGCACCATGCGTGGGAACCTACCACTCTTAACATGCTTGGCCGCGTCAGGCCGTAGGTACAAGATCAGTTTTACCATCGACGATCTCACTAATAACGTGTGGCTTAACGAGTGCGCCACACTTAGCACAGTTCTCCGGCAGCGCATCGCTGCGTACGCTAGACCACTGCACGGGCTCGTGTGTACCGTGGCACATATAGCTCAGGTAGTTCATGCTTGTGCTCTCCAAAATTCCCTAGGAAAAGTGTGCGTGTGGTGTGTTGACTTAGTTCTCTCAGCGCCATTGCGCGACGGTTCTTCCCCTTAGCGGTATGTAATCGCTTGCTACAGTGCGATGAGTGCCCAGCGCACATCACGCCACCATAATCGGATGTGAAACATGATGATGTGCATGCCTACCCTCCTGTGATGAAGAGCCCGATTACTAGCACGAGCAGTGCCATGCTGGTGTCTTGGCCAAGGTTCTCAAGGTGTTGCCACCCGATGCCACGATATAGCCGCAACCACATGCAGAGATACTTCATCCGCGCACCTGTGCGAGTACGCACACCTGTTGCAGTAATTGGCCCAGCTTGGCGTCGAGCACCGGGTTCATCACTGTCACCGGCCCCGGTTCACGAGCAGGTATCGTCCGCTTGGCACGAGCGGTCCGCGCATTACCCGCGAACGAGTAGATGCCCGACACCCAGCGACCGCGCGTCGCGCGTTCGTAATCCCGCGCGATCGAAGTCGCCTTCCGGATGGGAGCGTAAGCATTCATTACCCCCTCCACTCGATGGGTATGATGCGCTTATAGTTCTCCCCGCCCCAGACTTCGCGCCGTTGCATACGGGCACGGGTCATAGCGAATGTGAAGCGCAGCAACACGTAATTCGCAGTGCGGTTGATTGGTCGGATTGGTGTCATGTGTGCATGTTCCAATGCAAACGGGAGCCGAAGCTCCCGTCTGTGGGTTGTGTGTGTGTGTGCTTAGGCCAGCGTGAAGTCAGTCACGACGTAGCCAGCCGGTGCCTTCATGTCAAGGCTCAGCTTGACCGCAGCCTCGGTCGCATCTTTCGTGTTGTCGAAGCGGCGCTTGAGTACCTTGCCATCGGACACACGCTTGACGCCGTAGGGCTGCGCGTTGTACGTGGCACGCTTGTCTTTGTATTCCTGCTTCGCCTGCTCACGCTTGTCTGCCCGCTCTTGTTTGCTCAGCTTGGCAGTGGTAACGGTGACCGTGCCTGCGGCTGCGTTACGCGCGTCCTTAGCACGTACGCGTAGCTCGGTCATAATCATGCCGATGCTGGTCTTGAGGTGTTGCGTGCTGAACGTGGTGAAGTCCATGTGTGTGCGTCCTTGTAGGTAGGTCACGTGAATAAGCCTGTGTGCTGCCGCCTCTCGCGAAGCGGCATCATCCAGGCGGCTGCGTTGTTAGCGCAGCCAACGTATCGCACCATGCGGGCGGCGCTATGCGTCTCATGCCCGTTTAGGTGCGAACCTGTGGGCCGCAGGCAACCCACACTCAGACTCGCTTGGGCAACGCCAAGCCGTGGGCCACGCTTACGGCCAAGGTAGTGCTGGTCGTCCTGGGTTGCCGCTGCGTTGAGCTTGCCTACTGCCACGAGCCCCGCTTCGCTTCCCGTAGTTCTGGGCCAGCCTGCTACCAGTCCGGGCTACTCGAAGTGAGCGGCGCCGAACCGGTTCCCACTTTCGGCGGGTTGACAATTCGTTCCAAGGGGCCGGTTGCTTCGCAACCTCTGACTTTCTAAGTAGAAGTAGTATTGCTAGCACTTCTCTACTTCAGTAGAACTACTGGTTTAAAAGGTAGTGTTTTTAAATACTTAGATGCGCGCGGGACTAGATGTAGGACTTGCCCACCAGCTAGGCAAGGCAAGGGGAAGTCTTGGGGAGGTGCGCGCTCATTTGGCGGGGAGCCAGCTGACACCGTTCCTGGGAACGCTAGTGACCACTCACTAACGGTGCAGTGCACAACGAGGTCAGTAAGTCCTCACTTCCTCATGCACATACGAGCTCGGGGGCATGATGCGGGGCGTGCGGCGCACATCACACCCTCACGCGCATACACTCTCGCGTTTTATGCGGCGCTGCGGCATGCGTCGAGGGCATGTAGGGGGGAGGGGGTCGATGCTAGGGTGCATATGCAGCCCTAAAGTCCCTCACAACTTTTTGTATATTCAGGTTTTTTAAGGCCGGGGCAAGACTAGCCCCCGCCTAGCGGCGGGTACCTGCATATAAGTACTACTACTATTAATACTACTACCTATCCCCATATCCCCTTTCACCGTCGTTCTGACGCAGCTGGGGTCGGCCGCCAACCGGCGGCGGGCGCGGCTTCGAGGGGGTGTTGTATTTGCGCAACAGACGTGCTATAGTAAGAATAGGAGGGGGGAAGATCTTTTTCGGCACAGGCCGGATGCCTCTCCCCTATTACCCAATTCATGTAGCCCCGCCGTATAACCGGGCCGTTTCTTCAGGCCCGGCCCTTGTCTTTCCTCGATCCACTCCTCGATAAGATCTTCCTGCTGCTATCTGGCGACCGCACCCTCGTAGTCAAGCGGGGCGTCACCATCGACATGCACGGCAACCGCCTCACCGGCATTCCTGCTCCTGTAGGCGGGAACGATCCCGTGCGGCTGGTCGACTTGGAGAAGGCGACCGGCGACCAGGACTCGATCAAGGCGCTGATCTCGAAGATGCGCGGCGATCCCGGCAGAGATGGCGTTCCCGGGAACGATGGGAATGCCGGCCGCGATGGCCGGGATGGAAACGACGGTTCGCCCGGCGCCAAAGGCGACCAAGGCGACCGGGGCTTGATCGGTGAGCGGGGCACTCCCGGCAAAGACGGCCTGGACGGCCGTGCCGGGAAGGACGGGCGCGATGGAGCGCCGGGGCTTCCGGGCAGGGACGGCTTGGACGGCAAAGACGGGAAGCCCGGAGAAAAGGGCAAGGACGGCAAGGACTCGAGTTCGGGCGCTAGTTGGGTTCCGCCTGGCTCGGAGCGCGGGCAGGAAGGCTACGTGCTCGGGATCGTGGAAGACGCAGGAATGGTCGACCACAAGCTCGGCTGGGTTGAGCAGACCGGCACCGGTGGCAGCGGCACGCCGGGTGGCGACGACACCGAGATCCAGTTCAACGACTCGGGCAGCTTTGGTGGCAGTCCACGCTTGGTGTGGAACGGTGAGCAGTGGATCTTCACACGCGACACCGACTCCGCCATGTTTGAAGGCGACACGGCCACCGGCACCGTGGTGATGAGTGACGGTGACACGGCGTCGGTTGCGATCGACGGTCCTACTGGCAGCATCCAGATCCTGACCAGTGGCGAGACGATCAATCTAAACAATGATGGGTCGATGGGCCTCCAGTCCTCGACTATCGCTCTGAGCCTCGACGCCGACCTGTTCATCAACGGCAATGCCGGAACAGCAGGCAAGGCCCTGGTATCGCAGGGTGCAGGTTCACCGCCTGTATGGGATGACCCCGCAGCAATCTCCTCGACCAGCGACCTAGTCGCGGCAGCGGCCGACGACACCGGCCTGTATCTGACCTTCGGCAACACCAGCGACCTGCCACTGTTCCTCGACAACGATGCCGGGACGGCGACGCAGGTACTGACCTCCAACGGTCCTGCCGCTGCGCCTACCTGGGAGGACGCCGCCACGAGTTTGGCCACACCAGGCGGTAGTGACACCCAGCTTCAATTCAATGATGCCGGTGTCTTGGGCGGCACCGCGAACCTAACCTGGGACAATGTCAATAACACCCTGCACTTCAACGGTACGAACGTTGATCTGCTGGCCAATGATACTACCGGCAAGGTGCAGCTCTTGGGTGGCACTACTGCACAGTCGGGCCTCACGGTTGACTCAGATTACGTCACCCTCGGCTCACTTGTAGATATTGCGGGCTATGCAAACGACGGGCTCGGTGGGCAGGCGTTCTTCGATCTAGATGGCGTGGCCTACACGGCCCGCCTCGGGGCATCCGATGGCGGTCCGAACAGTTCGACTTTCATCGCGCAAAGTGACGGGATACTCCAGCTTCAGAGCACATCTGAGTTGCAGATCAACACCGATCCGGGCACTGCGACACAGGTACTCACCTCCAATGGAGCAGGCTTTGCGCCGACTTGGGAGGACGCAGCATCTAGTAGTACACCACCTGGTGGGGCTGATACCCAGTTACAGTACAACAACGCCGGTTCATTCGGCGGTCTGGCGAACGCAACCTGGGATGGGGCGATCCTCAACCTGGGAGCTGCGGCCAACGATGCAGTGGTGGTCAACTCGACTACCCACAACGTCAGCGCGAAGGTCAACGGGGGCAAGGCATCCTGGGACATTGATGATAGTGGCCTAGCACACTTCCTGGGCGGCATCAGCAATAACTCGGGTTTGTCGATCCACAATGCCTCCGGGAATGTGGAGGTCATATCGGGCTCAGGTTACGGGCTATACGTCTCCGAGGTTAGCGGCCTGTCGTACATCTTCGCCAACGCGGCCAGCCTAGTGGCCGTCACGGACTCGGGCTTCAACGAGCTTCGGTCGAAGGACAATCTGTTCGTCTACACCGGCCCGTTCGGATCGGAGCAGACGCTCCAGCTGAAAAAGGAAGGCGACCTACTCATCAATGGGGATGCTGGTACCGCAGGCCAGGTACTGACATCAGTCGGTGCAGGCGCGCCATTTGTGTGGGATGACCCCGCAGCCAGCTACACAGATGAGCAGGCTCAGGACGCCGTCGGTGCAATGGTCGACGCATCACTGACCTATATCGACGCCACGCCTCTGTTACAGCGTGCCGCGCTTACTGGTCATATCACCGCGTCTGCCGGTTCCAATGCAACTATGCTCGGCTCGTTCACCAAGGCGCAACTCGACACTGCGGTCTCCGACGGTAATGTCCTTTATGTCGGTGACATAACACAATACACTGACGAACTAGCACAGGAAGCTGTCTTAGGTATTGTAGTCGCTCTTGGCCTTAATACAGCACTAACCTAAGGAATAACTAATGTTTGATCCAGGGAGTCCAGAATACGAAGCCGCCGCCAAACTACCTGACGCTGGGAATACCTGGCGCGTAGTGCTGCGTAAAGGCCGATACATCCTCCAGATGCGCAAACAAGCTAGCGCAGATGTCTGGACCGATGTACTTGATGTCGATTCGTTCCTCGAAGCACTAAAACCCATTGAAGAACAATACAAAGGCGAAGACGTTAAGAACGAGCAGGAACAAGCCTGGCCCCCGGCTATTTGGCCCTTACCGAATGCCGAAGAAGCAGTAAGTGCAGAGGTGATTAAATGACTGCGAATGTAAAGCCAATCTATACACGCACGGCTGACGTGCAATGGATCACCGCCATGGTGACGGCAAACAACACCATAGACTTGACGAGCGGTACGAGTTACTTGGTATTTACGGCCGATGCGACAGAGGGTGGGTTTGTCCGTGAGGTCCGTATTAAGCCAAGCCCCAGCCAGAACACGGCTACTACTGTTGCGCGTCTTTGGATTAACAATGGAAGTACCACGGCTACTGCGGCCAACTCTATTCTGTTCACTGAGCAAGGAATTCCTTCAACTACTACTAGTGCAACTCAGCCGCAATCTGATTTCGTTATACCGGTTAATCTTGCATTGCCGCCAGGCTACAAACTCTACATTACATTAGGAACTGCGCCCGGTGGTTCAGGACAATTCGGTGCGGTGGCGATTGCCGGCAAGTACTAAGGTGGTGCGATGGATATATTCCATTTACCTAATAGTACGTTCGCCCCGGAAAACGTAAAGATTTACGGCGGAAACAGCGCCAGCTCATTTGACCGGATGCCGGTGTGGAACAAGCCACGCGGTATAAACATGGTGTTTATGTTTGCGGTCGGTACTGGGGGCGGTGGTGGAGGCGGCGGCGGGAATTCTGGTACCAATACTCGTGGTGGTGGCGGTAGTGGTGCGGCTGCATCACGTACGACTCTTCTCATCCCCGCGATATTCCTACCAGATACATTGTACATAGGTATTCCGAAGGTATCAGCGGGCGGCTTGGGACAAACCAATACCGGCGCTGGATTTGATGGCGCCGCAGGTAGTGCGTCCATTGTTTCTACCGACCCGGGTCAAGGGGTCGCATCACGGGTAATTTCTTCTGGGTTGGGGGCGGCTAATGCAGGTGGCGGCATTGCCGGTTCAGATGTTGCAGGCGGTGGCGGTGGCTCGGCTCCTTCGGCGGCAACAGCGGTAAGTATGCCGTTCGGCGCTACGTTCGGTATCCCGCGTTTCTCGGCTGGACTCGCCGGCGTTGCTGGATCTCTTACTACAGGGACAAACACGACTACCCCTAGCTCGAATCTCATATGCCCCGGTGCGGGTGGAGGTGGCGGGGCAGCTGCAGGAAGTAACGGGGGTGGGTTGTCACTTATATCTAACACGCCATGGGCGATCGCAATCCCCGGTGGGCTACTGGGTACGAACGCGGCTGGAGGCGATGGTAACTCTGCGTACCCGAAATACGGGAACATGTTCTTAGGTCTCAGCGTCGGCGGTACAGGCGGCGGTGGTTCTGGCGGTGCAACCGGGGCTGCTGGTGGACGAGGTGGTCATGGAGCTTGGGGCGCTGGGGGTGGAGGCGGCGGTGGTGGCCGCGATGGTGCCGGCGGCGGTGGTCGCGGCGGCAACGGCGGTCCTGGTCTAGTAGTTATCATATCGTGGTAGGAGACACACATGCTGGATGTTTTTAGTCTGCCGAATAGCGCATTCAATCCAGAAAACACGAAGATTTTCTATGCGAAGTCTGCGGCATCCGTACAGACATGGTTTAAACCCCGAGGGGGAACCATGGCGTTCATGTTCGCACTGGGTTCCGGCGCTGGTGGCGGTAGTGGTGCGGGTAACACCAGTACCAACACCCGAGGAGGTGGTGGCGGCGGCGCTAGCGCTTCGCGCGCTACTCTACTTATACCGTTGATGTTTCTGCCGGACCAACTATTCGTTCTGGTGCCTCAAGGCGGCACCGGCAATGCTGGTAATGCCGGCACCGGCAATGGCACCGATGGCGGTAACGGCGCGGTTTCGAAAGTGTCTAACCACCCGGCCGGTGGTGCTGCGGGTGTTGTCATACAGTCAGGTGGCGGCACAGTACCAGATGGTGGTAACGGCGGCACAACTGCAGCTGGCGGCACTGGTGGCACAACTCCTAACGTTGCGGCCGCAACTAATATGCCCTTGGGGTCTACCTGGGGGCTACCTGATTGGCTGGTCGGTATTGCTGGCGTCAACGGCGGATCGACTGCAGCGGGTACTGATATAACCGCGCCTGCTACGAATCTCGTACTAGGTGGCGCAGGTGGCGGTGGAGCGAGTTCAGCAGGTGGCGCAGGTGGCGGCTTGGCTGCGATAGCATCAACGTCATGGGCCTTAGCGCTCGCGGGCGGTACCCTAGGCACCAATGCCGCAGGTGGCGCGGGCGGCACCATATACCCGGGTTATGGTGGGCAGTCCCGAGGCCTGAATGTCGGCGGTCTCGGTGGCGGCGGATCAGGTGGCGCTAGTGGCGCTGCTGGTGGTAATGGCGCACGCGGTTGTTATGGCGCAGGAGGCGGCGGTGGTGGCGGAGGACTGAGTGGTGGTGGTGGTGGTGGCCGTGGTGGAGATGGTGGGGACGGACTAGTAATTATTGTAACTTGGTAGTGGTGTTATCGTTATTAAGCCAATGGCATCCATTCTCGACATCCTCGCAAACTCAAACCCCGTCAGCGCAGCTGTCGGCGGTGTTGTGTCCGTCATCGGTAAGGTGCTGGACAAAGTAATCCCTGATCCACAAGCGAAGGCTGCAGCGGCGCTCGAACTGCTCAAGCTCCAGCAGAGTGGTGAACTTGCTCAGATGGCTGCAGAGACGCAACTGGCGCAAGGTCAGATGGAAATCAACAAGGTCGAAGCAGCAAGTGACGGTGTCTTCAAAGGCGGCTGGCGCCCCTTCGTTGGCTGGGTCGGCGGTATCGGCCTGTTGTACTCCGTACTCCTGCAACCGCTACTGGTCTGGCTTACTCCGGTGTTACACTTTCCGAGTACGCCGCCGATCCTTGACACCAGCGTTCTGATGACGATCCTTGGCGGCATGCTCGGGCTCGGCGGGATGCGTACCTACGAGAGAGTGAAAAAGTAGATCGCCACATGAAAGAGTTGAAGAAATGAATCGCCCGGATGTCCTAATCGGAGGCGGTGTCGGTATGACAGTGATATCCGTGTGGGTTGCACCCATCATCACTGTGCTGGTCGGTCTCGCCACTCTCGTCTACACCTGCATTCGCGTGTGGGAGACGAAGACTGTTCAACGTTGGGTTGCCAAGCACAAATGAACTTGTGGCACTCAGCCCTTACTACATCACTCGGGCTCGTAGCGCTCGCGACTTCGACGACATTCGCGCTATGGACCGCATCATGTTTGCGGATGACACTCCGGACAACCCGGAAGATGGCATCTATTGGATCATGCGGGAGCACGGCACCAACGCCCCGATCGGCTTTAGCGGAATGCGGCTGCTCTCTGGCGAACCAGGTTGCGCACTCCGGACACGAAGCGGTGTACTCAAAGCAGCGCGCGGCAAGGGCCTACAGAAGCGCCTGATCCGCGTCTCTCAAGATTACTGTAGCGACAACGGTATCCACACCTTGCTTGCAACGACGACTGGGTGGAACACCTGGTCGAGCAACAACTTCATCAAGTGCGGCTTCAAACTCTACGATCCTCAGTGGCACTGGATGGATGTCGGAACCCTATACTGGAAGTGGCACCCGCATGGCCTTGTTTGAACCCCAACCGAAGACCGTCCCATATCACGTCTATCCGGCGCCAGCGAATGGTGTGTACGAGAACTTCGATTACGCCGGCAACAAAGCACTCGTATTAACGGCGCAGAACAAGTACCTCATCACCGCGTTGTTCTTCGGCCCCGGCGCCGTGTTCGACCTGGATGACTGGAAGCGCATATACCTCGACATCGCTGACCCGACCGAATACATCACCGCAATGGTACTGATCGGCAACTGGCAGCATTGGACAGCACTGCGCAGCAACAAGCACCTCGAGGCCATGTTCGACGAGTGGCGCCAGGAAGTCGAGATCAAGGTTCGCGCCTACGGTGCGAAGCATATGTTCTCATTGGCCGGTAGTACTTCACCTGGCGCAGCAGGCGCAGCGAAGTGGCTCGCAGAGGGCGGCTTCATCGAAGACAAACGCCTTCGCACCAAGGAAGGTAAGGCTAAGGAAAAGAAGATCACCGAGGCCGTGAAAGATCGTACAGCCGAGGATGCAGTGCGCCTCGGCCTTGTCCCCAAACCCAAGGAGTAAGCAATGCAAGTCGTAGGTATCGAAGAAATTCTGCCGCAGACGGATGACTCCGCCGCGACATTCAGCGTCGACTTCGTCACGCGCGACTGCGCTGGCGTTGAAGTCTATGTCACCACATCCGACAAGAAGGTCAGCCCGACCTGGGACTTCAGTCTGAGCGCACTCACCCCCGCCGGCGGTGTTGTCCAGAAGATTACCGCGCAAGTGGATGATAGCAACACCACGATCCGCCTCGCGATCCTGCCCGGCGTAGTTGCCGTGGCGAATGTCATCGCGAATGACGTAGTGCCCGGCAAAGTCCGCTTCACGGCGACCAAGACCGATGGCACCTACGATCTACGCGCGTGGGCTGTGTACTACAAGTAACCCGTGGCAAAGCCCGTCGACAAACGGGCTGAGATTCGCGAAGCAGCAGAGGCCGACCTCCTGACGTTCATTCGCTTGGTCGCTCCCAAGCGGATGCTCGGCATCGTGCATGAGGAACTGTGCCGCTGGTGGCAGCGGGCAGGTGCCCTCGACAACCAGCTCGTCCTGCTGCCCCGGGATCACCAGAAGTCGGCGCTCATCGCTTACCGCGTCGCCTGGTGGATCACCAAGCACCCGGACATTATGATCCTGTACGTCAGTGCAACGGCCGACCTGGCCGAGAAGCAGCTGACGTTCATCAAGAACATCCTTACCTCCGATGCGTACAGATACTACTGGCCGGAGATGGTCGATGTGTCTGAGAACAAGCGGGCACGTTGGACCTCGGAAGAGTTCAGTGTTGACCATCCGAAGCGCAAGGAAGAGGGTGTACGCGACCCGACGTGCAAGGCGGTGGGCATCACTGCAAACACTACGGGCCTTCACTGCAACGTAGCTGTACTCGACGACGTCGTCGTTCCTGGGAACGATTCTGACCAAGGTCGTGTCGACGTCCGTGCGTTCTATTCACAGCTCAGTTCTATCGAAACGACGGGCGCGAAGGAGTGGTGCGTAGGCACCCGTTACCATCCGGCCGATCTCTATCGCGACATGATGGAGATGACGGAGGAGTACGAGGATAGCGCTACCGGTGATTGGGTCTCGAAGCAGGTATATGAGGTCTTCGAGCGCAAGGTTGAAGTCGGCGGCGCCTTCTTATGGCCAAAGGCATACCGAGACGACGGCAAGCACTTCGGCTTTGATGAGCGAGAACTAGCCCGTAAGAAGGCCAAGTACCTCGATATCCGGCAGTTCTACGCGCAGTATTACAACGACCCCAACGTCGCTGAGACCGCGCAGCTCGACGCCACACGCTTTCAGTATTATGACCGCGAGCAGCTCAAACAGCTCTCCGGACATTGGTATCTCGGGGACAAGGCGCTCAACGTCTACGCATCAGTCGACTTCGCGTACTCCATCTCGAAGACGGCCGACTATACCGCGATCGTAGTGGTAGGCGTGGACCAGGGCGGCTTCATCTACATCCTCGACATCGAACGCTTCAAGACCAATCGCATTAGCGTCATGTACGACCAGACGCTGCGGCTGTTCCGCAAGTGGCGCTTCAAGAAGCTACGCGCTGAGTGCACGCTGATGCAAGCGCTAGTGGTAGAGCAATTTAAGGAGCACATGAGACGTGAAGAGATACAGTTCACCATCGACGAGTACCGTCCGCCGACCAACCGCAGCAAAGAGGACCGCGTCAACTCCACGCTCGAGCCGCGCTACGCGAACCAAACGATCTGGCACTACCGGGGCGGGTTCATACCGGCGCTAGAAGAAGAGTTGGTGATGGCCAAGCCGGAACACGACGACTTGAAGGACGCATTGGCCGCCGTAGTTGAGATCGCCAAAGCACCAGGCAAGATCAACGCATTCAAGCAAGAAGACAACATCATCTACTCCGGCCGCTTCGGCGGAGTTGCATACCGATAATGGCTGATACAATTTCTGTCCCTGAGTACGAACCGGACTCCGTTGCTCGCGTGATCGCTGATACGTGGATGCGCTGGAGTTCCGCGCGCAGTGTGTGGCTCTCAGAGCGTAGCGAACTGCGCGACTACCTGTTCAGCACCAGCACGCGGACCACAAGCAATGCGAAGCTGCCGTGGAAAAACTCCACGGTCACGCCTAAGCTCACGCAGATCCGCGACAACCTGCACGCGAATTACATGGCCGCGCTCTTCCCGAACGAGGAGTGGTTCGAGTGGGTAGCAGATGACCATGATTCGATCACGGTCAACAAGCGCAAGGCGATTGAAGCCTACATGCGCCAGAAACTCAAGCAGTCCAAGTTTGAACTGGTCGTTGAGCGCTTGGTACTGGACTACATTGACGACGGCAACGTGTTTGCCGGGCATGAATTCGTCAACCTTGTGAAAACAGACCCGCAGTCGGGCGAGAAGATCGAGGGTTACATTGGGCCGCAGGCCGTCCGCTTCAGCCCGATGGATTGCGTCATAGACCCGACCGCCACGAGCTTCCAAACCACGCCATTCATTCGTCGGTACACCCGTACGGTGGGCGATGTCGCTCGGGATATGGAAGTGCTCGGCACGCAAGGCTTCGATCTCGTCAAACTCAGACGTGTGTTAGATTTGCGTGCGAATTACACCGACCATATAGACCAACTGAAGGGCCACGGCCTTTCTGTCGACGGCTTTGGCTCGATCGAAGAGTACTACCAGTGCGGACGCATTGAGTTTCTCGAGTTGTGGGGCAACGTCTACGACGAGAAGACCCAGACCTCGTATCCGGACCACGTTGCGACGATCGTCGACCGCCGTTGGTCACTCCGCTGCGAACCGAATCCTAGTTGGCTCGGCCAGAAGCCCGTATTCCATTGCGGTTGGCGTGTCCGGCCTGACAATCTATGGGCACAAGGTCCGCTAGATCAGTTGGTAGGCATGCAGTACCGCATCGACCACCTGGAGAATCTGAAGGCCGACGTATTCGACCAGATCGCCAACCCGATCATCAAGGTCAAAGGCAACACGGTTAACGACTTCGTGTTCGGCCCTGGTCAAAAGATTATCTGCGGCGACGACGGTGACGTCGACCTGCTGCGTCCGGATGCTACTGCGCTCAACGCTGATATGCAGATTGAGCACTTGATGCAGCGCATGGAGGAGTTAGCGGGTGCTCCTAAGCAGGCCATGGGAATCCGGACCCCTGGAGAGAAAACCAAGTACGAAGTGCAGGTGCTGGAAAACGGCGCCGGTCGCATCTTCGAGGCGAAGGTGGCCTGGTTCGAGAAGAACGTACTCGAGCCTCTCATCAACTCCATGCTCGAAGAGTGCCAGCGCAAGATGGGAGGCGCAGAGAAGATTCGTATGGTCGATCCTGAACTCGGCGCAACAGTTTTCATCGACGTCACACGGGACGATCTGAATGGCAACGGCCGACTCTACCCCGTAGGCTCCCGCCATTTCGCGGAGAAGGCGCGCTTCGTCCAAGAGTTGACGCAGACGATGCAGAACATCCAACAGATGCCAACGGTTGCGCCGCACATCAGCGGCAAGGCAGTCGCCCGCGCGCTAGAAGATGTCCTCGGCTGGACGCAGTATGGGATCGTGCAGGACAACGTCGCGATCACCGAGTCCCTTGAGACCGAGAAGCTGAAGCAAGCCGCGCAGGAACAGCTGCAAGGCTCCGGAGCACAACCTGCCGAGATGCAACCTGGTGACTTCCAGTCCGCTGATACGAACACTCCTGAGCAAGCACCGGCCTAAGTCCGACCCCGGTGAGTGGGAGAAATCCTACAACGGCGCCGGCTGGGTTCTTGAGCCGCTGGCCAAGGCGTGCCTCGAGCTTGCCGGTGACGGCGTGCTCAAGGAAGCCGACTTCAAGGGCACACACGCCCATGACGTTCTGATCTACCGCGCCGGACAACGCGCGGCCTACCTCGACGTGCTCTCCATGCTTCCGCCTGGGGCTCGCGTTGATCTACCTGCATTCCTACTTCCTGCATCCCACGCGGAGATGCTGGAGGAATCCGACCCTCCGCGTTCCATTCTCAAGAGAGTGTATGACCGACTCATCTCTGTTTTCCGCAGGAAGTAACAACGAACCAGCCGCACAACCGACACCTAGCAACCAACCGACGGGCGACCTCCCGGCCAGTGTTGGCATCCTGGTAGGTGAAGGACGGAAGTACAAAGACCTCGACGCACTAGCAAAGGGCCACCTCAACGCCGACGAACACATCTCGCGTCTCGAAACTGAGAACCGCGCGTTGCGTGATGCGGCGAAGACACAGGCCACGCTGGACGAGGCCATAGCGAAGTTGACTGCCACGCAAAGCAAGCCCACCGACCAGGGCTCGAACCAACCGGGGACGCCCTCGGCCTTGGATGCTAGCGCAGTGCAGAGGCTCGTCGCAGAAACGGTTACAGGTCTTGAGACCGCACGAACGAAGCAGACCAACCTGGCGCAAGCCGAGGCGGCCCTTCGCACGTTCTACGGTGACAAGGCTGGCGAGGTACTCGCGAAGTTCGCGCCGACACCGGCAGAACGAGCAGTACTCAAGCAACTCGGTGAAGTGTCACCCGAGCGGCTAGTTGCACTTCTCAAACCGGCCGATAAGGCCATGCCACCGATGCAACAGGGCACCGTCAATGGCGGGACGCCCAACACGACCGATCGCGCAAATGATCCAGGAGCGAAAGAGTACTGGGACAATATGCGCCGCAAAGAGCCGACTAAGTACTACAGCCAGGCCATGCAGATTGAGCGTGACAAGGTGGCCCGCGCCAACCCCGCGAAGTTCCTCGGGAAGGCGTAGTCCCACACATTAACCAATTCCACGGAGTAAACACCCCATGTCTAGCATGGACTTCGCGGCTGTTGACCAACTGACTCGTTCAGAGATTTGGTCTGAGTCGCTTAAAGAAACTCTGAAGGACATCCTGATGGGCCAAGTATTCGTCAATTGGATGACGAACTTCCCTGATGGAACCACCTTCACCATCCCGTCGATCGGCGAAGCCACGATGCGGGAAGTCTCCGAAAACCAGCCCGCCGTTTACGACGCGCTGGATACCGGTGAGTTCCAGTTCAGCATCGACCGCTACGTCGAATCCGGTCTCTTCATCACGGACAAAGCGAAGCAGGACGCATACTACAGCGCCCAGTTGATTGCCCAGTTCGAGCCCAAGATGCGCCGGGCGATCGAAGAGAACCTGGAAACCAGCATCATGTTGCTCGGCCATAGCCAGACTCTGACTGACCCGAACACCATCAACGGCGCGAGCCATCGCTTCGTTGCAGCTGGCAATACCAACACCACGCTGGCCCTCGAAGACTTCGCCTATGCGAAGTACGCGATGGACAAAGCCAACGCCACGCAGCGCCGGGTTGCCATTATCGATCCGTCGCAAGAGTTCCAGTTCAACACGCTGACCAACATCGTCAACGTGTCGAACAACCCCGTGTTCGAGGGGATCGTGAACGGTGGCTTCGTTAACAGCACGACCGGCATGCACTTCGTCAAGCACGTTTACGGCTTCGACGTGTATGTCAGCAACTACCTCAACGTCATTAGCGGAACCGAAGCAATCAACGCAGACAACCGGGGCTCAGTCGTTTCGCCGTCAGGCGCAGTTGAGAACCTGTTTATCTCCGTCGGTGGCGACGAGACCCCATTTAAGGGCGCTTGGAGGCAGATGCCTCGCGTCGAATACGGTCGTAATAAAGACCTGCGGCGCGATGAGTACCTGATGAATGCACGCTTCGGCCTGAAGTTGTACCGGCCCGAGTGTCTGGTTGTGGCGCTGTCCAAGGTCACGCCGGTTCGCTAATCATCACTGAGAATCCAAGGAAACTGAAATGACTCTCTCTCGCAAAGCAAGCTGGACCAATGCTGACGGCCTCGTCGTTGGTTTTGGTTCCCGTTACCCTGAGCGGTATGCTACCGCTGTTGCCAATGTTGACGGCAGCGCCGTGGAAATCACTCTGGACTTCAACTACAAGAGTGGCACGCCCGTGACAATGGACATCCCTGCTGGTACCTACGTTGAACGAGTACTTCTGTTCATCGGGGACCATTGGGACAACGGAACCGCCCTTGAGATCGGTGATGGTACCGATCCGAATGGTTGGTTTACCACCACCCTGCTCGCCGAAGCTACCCTCGACGACGCAGACAACCAGGTATTCCAGGCTGACGGCGTGTTCTCGCTGAAGGCTGCGGATACCGCTGGTATCGGCAAGTTGTACAGCACCGCCGACACCATTGACGTGCTTGTCACCGGAACGTTTACGACCGGCTCAGCCCGTTTGGTTGCCTACGGTCAGCGCCAGGTTATTAGCGGCGCTGCACCTCAGTAATTGAGGTAGGGGGCTCTGGCCCCCTTCTTCTAAGGAAACCTCAATGACTCACACTCGTAGTGAAACACTCAACCTTCGCGGTCTGATGATCGACTGCGATACGTTGAAGATCAATGGTACTGAAGTTGATTCCAGTGATCTGACGGCCGTTGCTGGCCTCAGTGACTTGACTGCCACTACGGCAGAAATCAACCAGTACTGTGACGAATCGGCGAAGACCGAGATCGTAACTGCAACAAATGTTATTACAGCAGCGGAATCCGGCAAAACGTTCTTCTTGAACTCTGCAACTGAGTTCGATAGCACGTTGCCTGTTATGGCTCTTGGCTTGAACTACCGCTTCATCGTGGCGGCTGCTCCCTCGGGCGCAAGCTACACGATCACCCCGACCGACGCCGACAAGATCATCGGACATACTTTGTTCGCTGAAGATGCTGGTGGTAGTGGTGATACAGAAACAACGGCTGGTGCTGATGTCATCACTTTTGTTGATGGTAAGGCAGTAGCTGGTGACTGGGTGGAAGTTTGGTGCGATGGCGTGGCTTGGTATGCTAGCGGACGTAGCGCTGTCAATGATGCCATTACCTTTACTGGCTAAAGCAAGAACTCTCCTGTAGTACCTTCGGGCGGAGGCTAATTAGCTTCCGGCATTGGCTTCCGCCCCTTTCTTTTTACCACCATGACGATCCAACACTCCGACCTTACCGATCCCGAACTGCACGAGCCGAAAGGCACATCAACTGCTACGGCTGGCCAGGTCTACACGGCCGATGGTCTTGGTTCTGGTGCCTGGGCAGACCCCGGTGCCTTCGGCGATACATTGCTCAGCAACTCCTCGCCTGACATACTCGAGTTAGATGCCGGCGACACCCTAAAGGTGGCCGATGGCAAACTCATGCTCGGCAGCACCAACGTCACAGCGACGGCAGCCGAACTCAACGACATCCACCTGACCCTCGACATTGCCGACGGTTCGCTGGACGCCAACTACTACATAGTGATGCCCGTCGCGGGCGTCATCAGTTCCATTCGCACAGTCATCGACGACGTTGTGTCGACGGCCAACATCACGGTCACCGCCTCGATTGGCGGTGTCGCAGTGACCAACGGCCAGATCACCATTGCCACCGCAGGCTCCGCTGCCGGTGACGTGGACTCCTGCTCCCCGTCCGCCCTCAATACCGTTGCTATCGGCGACGCCGTGAAGTTCGCAGTGGCTGGCGGCGGTGCTGGTGGCGCCCCGCGCATTCACCTCGTACTGACGGTCACACGCTAATGGCCAAGCTCACCATCTCTGACTTCAACAGCCTCGGCAACGAGACCTCGTTCCTTACTGCACTCAATGCTGCATTCGAGCTTATTGAGGCGGCAATGGAGAACACTGTCTCACGTGATGGAACCACGCCGAATGACATGAGCGCTGCGCTCGACCTAAACGGCAACCCACTACTGAACACCGGAAACATAGATCTTGCCGTCGCGGGGCAGTTGACTGCCTACACCACCGAAGAGCGGGATCTAATCCCGCTAGGTGTTGAAGATCGCCTCCTGATCTGGAATAGCGATGAAGGCGCTGTGCAGCAGTTCGATGGCAGCACCTGGACTAATGTACGCCAAACCCCGGCAGAACTGCTACTCACTGACGTCGACAATCACTTCACGACCGATGATGTTGAATCTGCACTTGCTGAGCTGGCTACCGAGGTGGACGCCATCGCGGCTGCCGTACCGACCCAGATCGTCAACGGTGATGCCAGCGTCGCGGTCAACGGGTCTGGTGACGTAACTATCGTCCTGTCCTCGGGACGGAATCTCATAGTCACGGGATTGCCGACCGCCGACCCCACCGTCGAAGGCGCACTCTGGATTGACACCGACACACTCAAAGTGAGTGCTGGCTAATGAAACTGACACTCCTTGAGATCGTCCAGCGCGTAATGTCGGACATCGAGAGCGACCCGGTCAACACGATCGGCGAGACTCTGGAGTCGATGGAAGTTGCGAGTCTCATCCGCGACACCTACTTCTATATCATCGCAATCCGAGAGTGGCCCTTCCTGAACGGGCTCTCCGCGTTCCAGGGCCAGAGCGATATCGATAATCCTACGCTAATGCGTATGCCCGTCGGCATGGATAAGATTTGGTGGGTCAAGTACCATGACAAGGACATCACCTACAAAGAGCCGTATGCGTTCAAAACGATGATCGACAAGCGTGCTGAAGGTGTCGCTCCCGTAGATGCAAATGGCTACATGACTGACCGCGATCCGACGTTCTGGACTAGCTACGACGATGACTTCGTCGTGTTCGACAGCTACGACAGCACCCTCGATAGCACGCTTCAGACGAGCAAGTCCGTGGTGTACGCTAACAGCACACCAGCCTGGACGCACGAAGATAACTTCATTCCCGTGCTGCCTGACAAGATGTTCCCCGCCTTCCTGGCGGAGTGCAAGGCCGCAGCATTCGCAGCACAGAAACAAACACCCAATCCCCGAGAAGAACGCAGGGCGAAGGCTGGTCTCACGAGGGCACAGTCTCAGGCCGTGCGCAACAAGGCAGCAGAAAGTACGACCAACCAGCAGGTCAACTTCGGCCGCAAGTAGCGCGGCCCATCGAAAGGAAGTAATTGAAAGCTCGCACGCTAGTACTAGGTGCGCTTGCCCTCGTAGCCGTAGCATGGATCTTCGCACTCGAGGCCCACGCTGACGGCGAGTTCGTACACATACCTGGCACGCACCATCTCACCGTCGAAACGACCACCGCGATCTATGCGGAAGTTGTCAAGGACTACCTAGTAGTACACCCAGGGCATACCGCGCCACCTCGCGCCCCGGTCTATGATTTTACCACATCCGAGGGTATCTGCACGATAACCGGTTCACCGAACAAAGGCGGCTGTGCTATCGCAATTACTTGTGGTGAGTGGGGGCAGTGCGGCGACTGGCCCGAAGGCATCGACACGATCTTCGACGAGTCTGTCGACTACGAATCCCCGTTCGGCATGAGCATCGTGTATCACGAGTTCTGGCACATCCTCCAATATTGGAATGAAGGCCCGATCGGCTACAGCATACAGGGCGATAACGTGATGAAGGAGTTGATGTGTCGCGAGAACGAAGCGTACACGCGTGAAGCGATGTGGCTCCGCAAGCACGGCCATGATAACGAAGTCTTCCACATCCGCCAGCAAATCCTTTCCACCCCCTGCATACCCTACTAATGCCCCGCGAACCCAGCAAGACCATTGCTCAAGTCGAAGCAGAACTCGCACCACAGCCCGCCCAACTGCCGTCTGAAATGCCCGTCAAGGTGCCCGATCGGAAATACACCGTCGAGCGCCATCCTACTGGCCTTTACTACATAGCCTTCTCTGGAGGCGGCACTCTCCCAGACGCGCTACGTGGCCAACATACATCAGCAGCACGGGCACAAACCGAGATCGACAAGTACCTCGCCAATCAACCTAAGCGTCCCGATCTAGCAGCCCTCTTCCCCGATGATAGTCAAACAAGCTGATGGTTGGCATGTTCTCTCCGAGCACAAAGGCTCAGACGGCAAGCGTAAGAATCTAGGCGGCCCGTACAAGTCTGAAGCCCAGGCACAGAAGCGCCTCCAACAAGTCGAGTTCTTTAAGCACAACCCTGGGAAGCGGTAATGCCGCAACGAACTATCAACAAGCGGCAGTTCAAGTTCACGGGCGGGCTCAATACCGAGTCAGGCTACCTCGCGCCCGCTCCGAACACGTGGGCCGACGGCCTGAACATGATCCCCAATCTCAACGGGGAGATTGCGCGACGCACCCGCTTGGACCGGGAAGAAGACGCCAACACCATCACGACTAGAATCCCGGCTGACAGCTCACTCGAGGCGTCCTCCGTTGGTGAGTGGGCCTCCGCCGCTGGCGATGGCACGTTGAACTTCGCCGTTGTGCAGGCTGGCTCGACTCTCTACTTCCGGCCCAACGCTGACCCGCTTAGCGACACGGCCACGTTCACTATCGATCTCACGGTATACCAGATCCCGGGGACGCCGCTCGCCTGCCAATACGTCCCCTGCCAATACGCTTCAGGCACGGGACGTTTTTTCATTGTGAGCGCGGCTACACAACCGCTGATGGTCGTGCTCGACGAGAGCCATACGTCGATCACCGTCACACCTCTGGATCTGAAGATCCGCGACTTCACCGGTATTTTTCCAGATGTCGACGGTAGCATCGACATGACCGTAGGCGCGGGCCTCAAACATGAGCCCGCCACACTGTCACCAGCTCACCGCTACAACCTCCAGAACCAAGGTTGGGACTCGACGTACATCGGCTACTACCACGATGGTAAGTCGTTTGACACCGGCAGTGACTCCGGGTTCATGCCGGGCTCTGGTGTATATCCGTCGAACGTCGCCCAGCAACCTTGGGGTGACGACAGCGTTCTAGTAACGCGCGCCGACTCGTCCAGCGGTGCGACTTTCGATTGGTCGTTTCAGGGTGTTCGCAAGCTCGCCGACAAGACCGTCACTCGAGCGCCACGCGGGCGTTACATCATCAGCCCGTTCGGTAACGACCGGGGCACGGTCTCCGGCGTTGCCGGGCTCCCCGCGAGTACGATCACCTACACCCGCCCGACGTGCATTGCATTCCATGCAGGCCGCGCCTGGTATAGCGGTATCACTGGGCGAGAGCAGAGTCAGCAGGTTCTGTTCAGCCAGACTGGCGATGATCCGAGCACGTTCGCCAACTGCTACCAAGCTGCCGATCCGGCAAGCAAGGATGATAGCAGCCTCGTCGATAGCGACGGCGGCCTGATCGTTATCCACGAGGCCGGCACGATCCTGCGCCTCGTTAGCCTCCAGAATAACCTGCTCGTGATCTGCGACAACGGTGTCTGGCAGATCAGTGGCGGCAGCGGTGGCGCGTTCAAAGCTACCGACTATAGCGTGAGCAAGGTGACAGCTATCGGCGCCGTAGCGGCCGATGCTGTGGTACTCGTCAACGATCTGGTGTTCTACTGGGCCGAGGCCGCCATCATGCAGGTCAGTCTGCCCAATACGTCTGTCACGGGTTCGATGGTTGCACAGTCCCTCACCGATGCGACTATCGCTACCTACTACAGCGACATCAACGCCCTCTCCAAGCGGTTCTGTCAGGGCCTCTACGATCCGGACGCCAAGCTGGTGTACTGGGCGTACAACGGCGACGAGCCCAACGGGGCGGCCTATAACTGGAAGAAGAACAAGCTACTCATCCTAGACCTGCGTCTGGGTGCGTGGTATCCGCTGAAGTTCTCCGACAGCAACCTCGACACCCCCGGGACTGCGTACTTCGTGGGGCTCGTCCTCACCCGCGCCATCTCCCGTGGTACCGACATCGACGTCAACATCATCGACAGCCTCGAGAACGAGGTACTCGACTCGAACGATGTCAACGTCGTCATCTCCCTACCGACTCTCGCGTCCACTGGCCGCGTCCTGAAGTTCATCTCCTACGTGCCAAGTGGCGGGGCCGACATGATCCTCACCGCCGCTGATCTGCGCTTGCGCGTGTACAGCGAGCTACTCGGGGTCGTATCCTTCCGTGACTGGTTCGTGTTGGACGAAGTAGGCAGCGACTTCCAGGCGTACATCGAGACACAGTGGGAAGAGGATGGTATCGGGGCCGACAAGCGCTTCACCACGCACTACGCCACCATATTCCTCAAGAAAGCTGAGCGTGGTGTTGAACACTACGACGACGGCGGAGGCACGTAATGTCTATTGTATCCCGCATTATCAACCCTGGCGGTTGCCTCATGCAGTCACGCTGGGACTTCGCTGACGACCAACTCTCGGGCAAGTGGTCAGCGTTCCATCAGGTATATCGGCACATCGTTCGTACTCCCGATCCCGAAGTAGAGGCCGATACGTACAAAACTGGCCGTGCGCTAGTTGTCACAAAGAACAAGTTGCGTGGCCGTGGCCGTGCGCTGAAGCTGCGGTTCAAGGCCGAGCCTGATAAGGACATGGTCATTATCGGCTGGGCCATCACCAATAACGGCAACGGGGCGGAGTAATGGATTACATCACGCCGAAGGACTACTTCGCCGGCTACGCAGACAGCGACGAGATCAGCCAGCTCCACCGCTCCCATGCGGCCGGCATGCTGGTCATGGTGAACAAGCTACTGGGCTACGCCGTCACCAAGGGTGTACGACTACAAGTAAATCCTGTCACGCGAACACAAGTGTCAGGTGAGAAGGATGGGGGCTGGCGGCCCCAGGCGTGCCCAATCGGAGCGCCGCTATCGGCGCACAAGCAGGGCATGGCAGTCGACGTATACGACCCCGACGGTGCATTGGACGACTTCCTCACCGACGAGATCCTGCGTGACTTCGGCCTGTACCGCGAGCACCCCGCCTCAACCCGGGGATGGTGTCACCTCACAACCCGTGCTCCTGGCTCGGGCAAGCGCACCTTCTACCCATGATCGTAACCCGCCGCGCCACGCTTGAAGACGCCCCCGAGATCGCTCGCATGGGGCTCTCGTTCCTCGAGGCGCACCCGGTCGGCCCGTTCGATCCGGAATACGTCCCGCAGTTCGCCGAGATGATGGTGCGCGACAACCTCGCGCTGATCGCCGAGGTCTCCGGACATCCGTGCGGCATGTTGCTGGCAGTACACCGCACCGCACTGTTTCACCCATCAGAAAAGGTCTGGCAGGAAATCGCCTGGTGGACCGATCTCGACGCCCGCTCAGCGGGTGCTGGTGGTGCACTGCTGGATGCCTTCGAGGAGATTGTGGGCAGCGACCGTGTGTGCATGGGCACCATGCCCACGACCGAAGTCGAAGCCGCGTACTTCATCAAGCGTGGGTGGACGCTCACGCATCAAGTCTGGACCAAAGGATTCTAATGGACTTCCGCCTCATCAGACAGTTCCTCTTCCCGTGGCTGTATCCGCCCCAGTTCGTACTCGAGGCGGCTCTAGCTGTTGGCGCCATCGCTGGCGTTGTGAGTGCCGGCATGGGCGTCAAGAACGCCATCGACCAGCGCAAGCAGGGGAAGCTCGCCCGACACGAAGCTGAGGCGCAGCAACGCCTGACTGACATGCAGAACCAGAAGGCAGCGCGTGAGCAGTTGCGCAAAGAACGAATTGCGAAGGCAGCCGTGATTAACGCAGCCGCAACCTCCGGTACGACCGGATCGTCCGGTGAGTTAGGCGCGGTGTCTTCGCTCGGTACTGAGTCGGCAGCCAACATCGGGATGCTCAACAGCAGCATCGCTGCACAGAGCAGCGTGGCAGCTGACGAAGGCGCTCGCATGGATATCGCGAACCGCATAGCCGTGCAGTCAACCATCGGTGGCGTAGCAGGTGCCGTAGGTGGCGTAGCCAACGGTGTCTTCGAAGCGAAGGGCGGATACGAGTCCCTCTTCGCCGAGACCCCCGGCTCTGGCTCTGGTGATGGTCGCATCTTCGGTGGAAACGCTCCGCAATAATGACTGACCTATCGCAAGGTTTTGGTCCGAGCGAAGCGCCCGAAGCAGATGGCTTTGGCGTAGCTCCGCAACCGCTAGCCCCGCAGCCTAAGCCGCCGGTCAACGCAAGCTCCGTCTCGAACGAGTACGCGATGGTGTCGGGAGAAGATCCCGCCGCGATCAAGAAGGAGATGGAGTACCTCGGGCCGTGGCAGGCGATCGACCGCGTATTCGGTACGACGCACGCCGCGCAGCAGGCTGCCATCCGGAAGGACATGCGGCAGAGTATGGCGATGGGCGACGCCAATGAGACAGCACGCCTAGCGCAGCAGCACGTTGACGAACAGGCCCGTAAGGAAGCCGATGACCATCTGCTGATCGACAAGCAGATCTCCATCAGCAAGCAAGCTGCAGCACAGCTAGCCGACCCGGCTGGATTCAAGACCGACGGCGAGGTGGGTGCAACTACTCAGGACCAGGGCGAGAAGCGCGGGATGTTCAATACCATCCTGGCTGACGCCGTGGACTACGGTAATGCGGCGCTCGACAAGGCCGAGTCGATCTACCACGACGGCATAAGTTGGGACGACTTCATCAAGTCGCAGCAGCACGGCTTCAGTATGGGTGCGCGAGGCGTCCTCGAGACCGCTGGTGGAGTCGCCAACGTCCCGACCCACATCGCCAACTTCGGGATCTCGGCAATCAATGCCGGCGCCCGCGCACTGGGCTTCACGGGCGAGACCAAGATGAGCGATCTAATCACCGGAGAGAAACCGTCCGGTGACCTGATCGGCTTCCGCTTCAACACGCCGGATCTGGGTGCCAAGCTCGCGGATCGGCTGGGCCTGGATACCGCGCAAGGCGCGATCCAGCGCACAGGCGTTGCCGCGTTCCAGACCGGCCTCGAGTGGCTGACCCTGGCGAAGTCTGCCACGGCTCTCGGTGGTGCCCTCGAAGCAGCCTCCAAGGCTCCCGTCACGTCGGGCGTCCTCAAGGCGTTTGGTGAGCACGAGGCTGGGCAGATGGTGGCCGGCGCCGCGTCCGGCGCAGCTGAACAGGGCGTCAAGGAACTTGGTGGCACCGAGACACAGGCGGTTGTAGCCGGACTCGTAGCGCCGCTGATTCCATCCCTGCCGTCTCTTCTCAAGCTGCTGTCCCAGGGCAAGCTCGCCAACGTCATCAAGCGCACGGCGGGCGACAAGGCTGCCGCTGGCGCCGTGGATGACCAGCTGGCTCGCGCTGAGGCGGGCGTAGCAGGGCGTGGTGATGCGGACTTGTCGCACCATGAGGCCGCGAACTCCGGCATGAGCACCGTAGACCCGATGGCCCGTCTGCGCGACAAGATCGACGGCTTGGCTGGCCCGGTGCAGGAGCGCCTGGAGAAGCGTGTTCAGGACTCCTGGCAGAAGATTCAGGAAGCCCGTGAGCTGGTCAATAAGACGGCTCCGGAGACCGCCCCCGAAGTCGAGACCGCCATCCGCGATATGGAGATGGCGCATGACCCGGCTGTCAACAAAGACGTGCACTCGACTGAGCTGTGGGAAGGTGGCCCCAAGGCCAACTACATGTCCCCCGACGCCAGGCCCTTCATGTCGAAGAACGGCGCCGAACTGCACATGCAAGAGCATGGCATCCAGGGCGAGGTAGTGGATGTGCGCAACCTGGAGGCCAAGCGCTTCGCGGACGAATCCCCCACCGACGCTCGGCTGCGGCAACAGGAAGGCACAAACGTTCCTGGGAACGTTACCCTAAAGCTGTCTCCGGACTTCGCCCTGCCGACGCTGGTCAAGGACGAGATCAACATGAAGGTGCGTGATGAGATCGCCCACCTCAATACGCAAGGTGCAGAGGCCGTCACAGCCGAAGAAAAGGCTGCCGTCAAGCAACGCTACGCCGAACTACGCGAGATCGTTGCTGAGAAAGACCCCAAGACGTTAGTCGAGAAGGCTGGCAGGGCTGGACTGCTCGATGACGCCGAGCACATCATCGAAGGTGAGGCCATCCGCCATGAGGCGCGAGCAGATCTCATCAACACTATGAAGAAGAAGTTCGTCGGTAGCCGTGTGCAGGTCATGGAAGGTGTTGGCAAGGAGTACAAGGATCTCGTCAAGGGCCTCCTCAACGACTTCGGTCTCACGGAGGAGAAGGTCGTCATTGGTACATTCGATGACTTGGCAGCGCTACATCCCGACCTGAGTGGGTCTATGCAGCATGGCGCTCTCGGTGTGTACATGCATCCGGAGAAGGACCGTCCGTTCCACGCGATCGCGCTGAACGAAGTTCACATGGATCTCTCTGGCACGGGCAATGCCTTCAACAAGGCGCGTGGCCTTCAGACGCTGCCGCACGAAGTCGGTCATCTGATCTACCGCGTAGTACTCGAGTCCGACCAGTTCAAGCCGGTCAGGACAGCACTCATCCGTGCGTTCCAAGAGTCGATGGACAAGAACCCGAAGCTCGCTGAGCGTTTCGCCAAGTTCCGGCAGAGCACCAGCCTTGCAACCGGTGAGGACTCCGCTGCCTTCAAGATGCAGAACCTCAAGGAGCTGGCCAACTCACCGTCCTTCATGCAGTGGCTCAACCACGAGGAGTGGTTCGTCGAGGGACTCTCGAAGGCTATGTTCCAGCACGAACAGACGCTGTCTCACATCGAGAAGGCATTCAAGCCCGTCGCTGACATGCTGCGCCAGATGTACAAGTTCATCGCGCAGAAGCTCGGGTACTCCACTGAGCAGGCTCCCGCGATCATCGAAGGTTGGATGCGCCAGCATCTCAAGAATGTGCAGGAAGGCCGCTTCGATGCGCAGCAGCTGACCTACTCCGAGCGCAGTGCCAGCCCGGGCGGGCGGCTGAACCAAGCGCCGACGCGCGACGTTGGGCCGGAAGGCTACGTCATCCGCACCCCGGCACAGCAGGTCAACCACTACGCCACCCTTGGTAAGTTCTCCGACGAGGATATCAACGGGATGCACTATTACGCCTTGGACCCCAAGCATGGCTCCTCTGAAGAGGCCATGCAGGGCCGGGTTATCGGCGTTCACGTTCAGGATCGTATCGCCTCCGTGCTGCGCGACCACGTCGCCAAGCCGTGGCAGAAGCTAAGCAAGAATGGGCAGCGCCGCGTCGAGTCCGTCCTAGTCGAAGGTGACGCACATAGCAACCTGGATGGCAGCACCGGCAAGGAGTACAGCGCCACCGAGTTGATGTCAGCAGGCCTGAACAACAAGGAAATGGAAGCGTACTTTGCCGTGCGACAGGCCCGCGAAATGATGTGGCACTTGCGCAATGGTGAGATGGTGCGTGAGCTGAGCGCCTCGGGCCATAGCAACATCGCGTTCTCCGTTGTCGAGGGCGGCAAACCTGCGACGGGGACGACCTCGGCTGTTCCAGGAGTTGGACGCCAGCTTGACGTGGTAGCCAAGGAAGTCCATCCGCTAGACGTCAATGGTCGGTACATCTGGGACGCACGCGCCAACAAGGGCGTCACCATGACGCAAGAGATGGCCGACAACATAGGTGCAGCGACGGTCATGAAGATGCGCGACCCGCAGCAGATCGGCGGCAAGTACTTCCAGCACGTCATCGTGGACCCCAAGACCGCGAAGCGCAGCGCGATCACTAGCGTCCTGGCACACAGGCCGGGTGAGTTTGCGCGTATCTACACGGATGAGTATTTCGCCGTGGCGAAGCGCGCGGGTGTGCAGGTTGACGGCGTCGCACCGCTTGAGGGTTTCGAGAGCGTCATTCGTTCCGCCAAGTCTGAGAAGGAAGTCAACGCCTACGTTAAGTCCATGAACGATGCCGTGGCCTATATGGACGGCGTCAGGGCCGGGCAGATCCAGGCCCGCAACCCTCTTACCAAGATCGAGGAGCTGATAGGGCGCCACACGGACCCGCAGGAATTCGTAGCACAGCACGCCGATGGCCGCTTCGACGGCGTGAAGTTCGGCTCGAAGTTCACCCGCACCAAAGACGACTACCTAAACAACTTCACCGGGCAGTCGCTGAACGAGCGCCCGTTCTACGGGGAAAGGGGAGGTCGCATCTACTCGGTGGATCGCAACAGCCCGAACACCCTGTCGATGATGCGTTCCCTCGAGGCCGAGGTGACGAACGTCAGCCGCTCCGTGGCAGTAGGCGAGTGGCGCGGCACCATGATCCAGAAATGGATGAACACCTTCGGTGAGATGATCCCAGGCCGCACAGGAGACGACGTGCGAGACTTCCTCCAGCTGGCCGACAAAGGGCCGCTACGGCTTACCACGACTGATCCGCGCTCGAAGTTCGCCGAGCGCACCCATGACTACATTATGAAACAGCTGGGCATCCGGACCCAAGAGGAACGGATGTACCAGAACTGGACCCGATCGTTCACTGAACAAGGTGAGCGCAATGGCTGGCTACCGACGACCATCGGGGCGGCTATTCGTCAATCCAGTCCGCTGAACTTCATCCGCTCGGTCAACTTCAACCTGCAGCTCGGGCTCTACAACCCGGCGCAGCTGCTCGTGCAGGCGAATGGGATGGCGACGGCTGCCTTCATCCATCCGCTACACGGCCTTGCGGCTGCCAAGACGTACCCGCTGCTTAGGCTGGCCCTGATGTCCGACAATGTGGCAGTCCACAAACTCGTGGGTGCTGCGCATAGCCTGTCGGAGATGGGCCTCTCGTCGGTGGACGAGTTCGTTCAGTTGGTGAAGGCCATACGCAAGACTGGCGTGATCGAGAACCTCCGGTCAACCGCACTCCATAACATGGAAGACGGGAAGCTCGGCATCGTGACCAGCATGGGCGGGAAGTTCCTGTCCGGCGGGCGGTGGTTCTTCAACCGTGGCGAGGAGTTGTCCCGCGTGGTCAGCTTCGATATCGCACGACGTGAGTTCATGGCCGCACGACCTGGCGTGGATTGGACCTCGAACGAGGCCCTGAAGCAGATCGTGCTACGGATGGACGACTTCACGCAGAACATGACCAAGGCGAACCAAGCCTTCTGGCAGCGTGGTGGGTTCTCCATCGCCGGGCAGTTCATGCAGTACAACGTCAAGTTGATGCAGAACGTCGGAGCCTCGATCACCCGGGGCGCTGAGCGCTCCGCTGCTCGTCTCACTGGCGGGGAGGTTAAGGCATACCGTGGCTTCACCAACGCCGAAGCACTGAAGATCCTCTCGGGCCACTTGGTCATGTACGGAGCGGCAGGCTACGGCGCAGTGAACTTCATGGACGAGATTCTCGGCGACAAGCTGAGCAACTCCATGAGCCAGGTCGAGAAGGCTGCACTCGCACAGGGCGCCATGTCCGGGCTCATCGCGGCCTACACCAGCACTCAGGATAACCCGGCCGGTACGCAGATAGCTACCGGCTCCAGGCTGGCGTCGTTTGACTTCCTGGGGCGTCTAGCCAGTGGCCTGTTCTCGGATCACACGACTTTGTGGGATGCGGTGCTAGGCCCCAGCAAGACGACGATCGACCGCCTCGGTGCGGCTGCACAGATCGTAGGGCTGTGGAAGGTGGACGCCAGAACCACGCCGCAGATGTTGCTCGAGGGTGCCAAGGCAATCGGCCCTGAGCTAGCATCGACCACGCGCAACGGGCTGCGGGCCTATCTGTACTACCAGAACAAGGGCCTGATGATCGACAAGAACGGCAACGCCGTGGCTCGTCTGAACGGCGAGGAGATGCTGGCCACCGCGCTAGGCTTCCAGCCTACGCAGGCGCAGGACTATTACACCTTGTTGGCCGACAAGCACCAGCGGGCACAGATCATCAACGGCCTGTCCGAGCTGATCTACAAGCTACAGCGTGAGCGCGTCATGGCCGCCAACCGTGGGGACATGGAGACCTTCAACAAAAAGTCCCGCGACATCCAGCTGTGCTGGCCGAAGAACGCAGGAGATTTGCACGACGTCGAGATGAAGATCAAGAAGGACTACTTCCCGTTCGACACCGAGTTCCAGTCCATGCTGAGCGAGTTCGCCCACCGCAATTACCACGCGGATGGCAGCACCAACCCTTTCACCGTAACCAGCCCTCCGGGCTCCAACCCTCAAGTCCCATATGGCAGATAAGTTCGCAGTCGATCTAGGTGCCGCCCCGCAGGCTGCCGACAGTGGTAGTGCTATCAGAGACCTCCGCCTAGCGGAAGGTGAAACCGAATCCGCCGGTAACAAACTGGGCGCCGCCCTGGGCGGTGCCATAACCTACGCTGGGAAGCAGGGCCTTGATGTATGGAAGGGTTCGCTGTTGGCCGGTGAAGATACGAAGATCAACCAAGCCATTCAGGACGCGACTGGTAAGCTGCTGGCCGTTCCCGGGAACGCTAGCGCTGCGCAGGGTGCCATCAACTCGGGCGACCCGTCGCACCCGGCCGGCCAATTCAAGTCGGACACGGACCGGTTGTACGCCGCGTACCAGCAGGGCGTCATCGACAAGAACTCCTTCCAGCTCCGCCTGGACTCGATCGTCAAGCAGTACAGCGACAAGATGCCGGGATGGGCCAGCGACTTCCGCCGCAACGCAGCGGAGAAGGTTGGCATGTCGGGCATCGAGCATATGTTCAGCGCAGCCGCTCATCGTAACGAGCAGGCAAAAGCCGATTGGGAGTTCTCCATGAAGACCGACCAGGAGATCATGGCGCAGAACGGGGTCAACACCCGCGACCAGATCACGGACCAGATGCGCGGGGCCTACAAGCAGCACCAGGTAGCCATCGCCAGCGCGGCCACGCTCCAGGCGCAGCGCAGCACCCGCGTCATGCAGGATGAGGACAACGAGCGGCTGGCCTCCAAGCAGTACGGCATGATGCAGGCCACGACGATGACGGGAGTTCTCAACGATTGGGAGAAGTTCCAGGCTGCCAACAAGGACGCCGACTTCAGCAGCCAGGTGGTATCGCAGCGCTGGTCTCGCGAGCTGGGCGACACGCTCCAGAAGAAGGAGATCGAGGGCATGAAGCAGATCGACGCTTGGATGCGTGACCCGGTGAACCCGATCACGTTCGAGACGGCGAAGAAACTGAAGGACGATCTGCACACCTCGCTGAGCACCGTGCGCAACAACCTTCAGTCCGCTGAAGGTCAGAACGCCGTCACGCTGGCGATCAAGAACGCGCAGGGCAAGGCCGAGCTGCTCCAGTCGAACATGAAGATCACCAACGCCGACCTCGAGTTCGTCAAGACCTCGGGCATGATGCCGCAGATGGCGACCGACTACATGCGCCTGAAGGGTCCGGATGGCAACGACCAGGCGTTCCTGAAGCTGTACGGGCAGTGGGGCAAGTCCTACATCGACGCCAAGAACAAAGACCCCGAGCTATACACAAACCTGAACCTCTCGACCTACAAGGGTGAGACGGACCTCAAGACGGCGGACAAGCTCCACCCGGGGATGGGCAACGTCATCATCGGCGAAGACAACATGCAACTCAGGAGCTACCGTGGCAACGGCAGGCTGAACGACCAGCAGCTTGAGGACGCCGAGAAGCGTGTAACACGCTGGGCAGGCAACGCGGCCCTATCGGGGGCCACAGGGCAGGCCAATATGGATGCCGTAGTCAACTCCGGGGCGCTCGACACGGTGCTCGCACAACTACCGGCCGCGAAGCAGGGGCCGCTGGCAGCGCAGGTACGGGATGTGGCAGGGAAGGCACTCGGTGCCTCGTCCGCGCGCATCACGGCGATTGCGGAAGCAGGCCGGGAACCACTGACGGTGGACCAGAACGGGAGGATTGTGACAACGTCGCGCGATCCAAGCGTGGTGTCAGCGGTGAAGGACTACAACAACCACTTGACCACGGTTCGGACTGCTGCTCAGTACACAGGGGAGACGCAGGGACAGGATACGACAGAGGGATGGAGGAACCACACGCTTGACGTGGTGGGTAGCACGCACGCCGGGCCAGGCCCGACCACGCCAGCGTCCATCGAGGCAGCAGCCAAGAAGGGCAACCAACCCGCAGCAAGCACAAAGGGTGGGATGGAAGCGGTAGCACCGAAGGTGACGGCGCAGGCTGGTACTCCGGAGTTCAAGACGCAGGTGTCAGCGCTGGCTGAGCATGAGGCACAGCAGGCAGGCTTGCCGAAGGGACTGGCTACGAAGATGATCGCAGCCGAGAGCAACTTCAAGCCGGATGCCAAGAGCCCCGTAGGGGCAGGCGGCTTGACCCAGCTGATGCCGGGCACTGCTGAAGAGATGGGCGTGACGGATGTGAACGACGTACACCAGAACGTGAAGGGTGGCGTGGGCTACCTCGCGCAGCAAATCAAGGCGCACGGCAACAGCGTATGGAAGGGATTGGTAGCGTACAACTGGGGGCCGGGCAACCTGAGTGAGCACGGCTGGAGAAACGCGCCCGAAGAGACACGCGCATACGTGAAGAAGATTCTGGGTATCGATCCCTGGCATCAGAAATAACACGCTAGTGCGGGGTGAAGCCGGCCGCCGTCAGGCATTCTGTGATAATGCGCTGCCGAGCCCCGGTGCGGGGTGACTGGAACTGCCCGTCGCGGTTGCACTCGTACATCCGCTGTCGCGCCTCGGTCATTGTCATATCCGCAGGCTTGTCCCAGGTGTGGGGCGCACAGCTCGTCAATAGAAGGACAGCAAGAATATAGCGCATAGCACATTCCCCTAAGTGCGGTGTGTGTGCTTAGGTAAAGCATCTTTCGTACCAACGAGAAAGCCCGGCCCTTAAGAAAGGGACCGGGCCTTTTCACGTCTAACGAAACCTACTTACCGCCTTTGCGGTAATAGTCGAGCCACACGTCGATGGCCAGCTGAATCTCCTCCAGCTGTGCCGCGACGAACGCATCGTCCTTCTTCACCCAGCGCTTCACTGTGTCAGGGTGCAGCTTCGTCCAGACGTCGGCGAGTAGTTCAGCGCTGCTCATCGTCGGTGTGCCCATGCGATTACCACCATTAAGATGCCGACTGAGATGGCCAGAAGAATTCCACTCAAACTCATAGTTCCCCCGTCTTGCAGGCGTTGTAGAAGTATGCCGTGAGCATCTCGTGCGTCCAGCCCCCGTCGAACATACCAGTTTGGGCTTGTGCGTACCCAACGAGGGTATCCACGAAGTAGTCCTGACGCGCCCGCTCGCTCAACTCCTCGGCGATATAGATGCCGTCGGCAGGAACCGATGACTCACCAAAGAACATCGACTTGATGGTGAGCATTGGTGCCAGCTTCATGACGGCGGGTGCCCCTCGTAGTTCCGCCTCGGCGCCCCATGCAGCATGCACGCCGATTGTCCCGCAGGCGATGAGCTTCTCCTCCTCAGCGGTTGGTGCTCGGTCCTCCGGCTGCGGCGTGGCGTAGTGATCGCCACCGCCTGCCGAGTGAGCGAATGCCCCACCCGCGATGAACAGCCCCAGGATGACGAACACTGCTGCTATGTACCACATGAGGAACACCCGGGACGACTTGCGTATGACGACGGCCTTCACTTAGACGCTCCCTGCTTCACTACTGACTTCTTCTTCATTCCCCTGTGGGGCAGCGGAAGCTGGTGCTTCGTCTCCTTCCGCCTCTGCTTCCTGCTCAAACGCGAGCCGAGCTTCCGCCGGACTGCGCGGGCCATCGTCAATGCGCTGACTGCGCCAGTCGATTCCTGCTCCATCTAGCAACACCCTCAAGCGAAGGATTTCCTGATTCATTAGGGCGGTGATGTACTGCGCTTCGTGCATGACCTGCACAACCTGCTGCTTATCCTGGGCGCGGCGAAGGATGTGCTTCTTCCTGCGTGCTGCTCTATTACTTCCCGGCATCTGGCCTCCAGAGATCGTTCAAGTCGGGCCGGTTCTTCATGTGGTTGGAGAGGAACATCCAGCAGCAGCCTAGGTGGTCGATGTGCGGCAGCCCGGACTCCGGGTCGGTGTACTCGCCACGCATGATCGCGAACAGGTGCCGCATCATGGCGCCCAGCAAGCGGGACCACGCGATACCGCCGCGCCAGTTGTGTGCTGCGTACTTGTTGGCGCCGAAGGTCAGCACCTTGGCGATGCCCTCCAGTGCGTCAGCGTCCAGCAAGTCGACGCGCACCTTGCCCTGGTCGAGCTTGGCGCCCGCAGGTTTGGTGTCGTCCATCATCGCCCCCAAAACGTTTGCGCCACCCGCGCCATAACCAAGAGTCCAAGTGCGAACCACGTTCCGCCCTTGATCGTGTCGCCCAACAAAGCCGTTGAGATGAATACGCGCATTGCGGTTGTCGAGAAGGCCCATATGATGAAAGCATCCAGCAGCGCAGTGTTCGGGATCGTGACCAGCCGATAGATGCAGTAGCCGATCGCGAGTTGTAGTGGAATCCATAGGTACAAGTGGGTCCACCACGGTCCAGTCAGCGTTCTGTACAAGTACTCCGCTGTCACTGCGGGGACTGCAGCAGCGAGTCCCCACAGCGTTGCAGGCGTTATCCAGCTTGTCAGCCAGTTCATTCCAGTGTGTCTGCTACTCCGTCTAGCCAGTTAGCGATGGCGTGTGTAACGATCGCGGCCCCACCTGTGAAGACGGTGGTGAGGTAGAAGAACGCGGACAGCGTTCCCAGGAACATTCGTAGGACCGTCCGATTAAACTGTCTCAGTCGCTTCATATGGATCAACAAATCCGATTAGCAGGTCATTCAGGTCCGAGGAAACTTCCTCGATCTCGCTAGCCGCTGCTGCGTTGTCCGTGACTTCTACGTGGTCCCAAATCCAAGCAGACCAGTTGATGATCGTGGCAAGGGAGCGTGCTTCGTGCTCCGTCTCGAGGACGATGGTGATCGGGCTAAACGACTTCTTCTGGCTCAGTTCCATTCTCAAACCACTCCGCAGGTAAGGGTTCGGTGCGCAGGTCGCACCAGGGAATGCCGTGCTCGTTACACCAGTCCGCGTATGTAGTCTTGCTCCCCTTGCGAATCGGCTTGTAGGCGTTCTGAAACGCCATGCAGATAATGACGTCGGGGTGCTGCTCCTTCATTAGCAGGATCTTCTTTCTGTCCTCGAGATCCCAAATACCCTTGGCTTCGATGTAGACCGTGTCGCTGATCTTGAAGTCGGGCGTGTATGTGTGCGCTGTCTCGGGTCGGATGTACTCGAACTGCTCGACCTCGTACTGTACTGGTCGGCCGGAGGCCGCGATCGTGTCGCGTACTTTCTCCTCCAGCCTGTTGCGCACCGCGATATTGCGGTAGTTATGAAATGACATTGACCATGCGCTCGTCACGCTTGACGCTGACGCTCTTGTTGCCACGGAACCAGCCGCCGCAGTCCTGGCACTGGTAGCGCCTGTACTTCATGAGCGATGTGGTAGCGTAACCGCGCGCCTGGAAGTTCGTGCTGGCGCACTTCGGGCAGCAGGGCGCGTCGTCGTGCGTACCATGGTTCGGATGGTTGGCGATCCAAGGCAGCAGCCGGTGGTACAGCTTCTCCAGCAGCGTGACGTCACCCCGGTTGTACTCTTCCATCGCCTTCCAAGCGTCGGGGTCGCCCTCCATACACTTGACCCACAGCTCGAAGCCTTCGTTCTTCACCTTGCCGCCCAAACGAAGGATCGAGCAAACGTGATCGAGCTTGTTGGAGGCGAAGCGGAACTGCTTCTTCACAACTTGCAGCAGGTCGACTTGCTTGTACGGCGAGGGTGGCGGGAGGTCGTAGCGGACGAACTCCTTGTTGAGCGTCGGGATGTCGAACTTGACGCCGTTGTAATGGACGACTACGTCGGCCTCGTCCAGCAGGGCGAGGATACGAGTGAGCATGGTGATCGCCCCGTCCTGCGGAATCGAGCCGAACATGACCTCGCGTTCGCCGAGCCATCGCGCGGCCCAGCACAGCACGTAGCCGGTCGACTCAACTTGGTTCAGGCCGATGTTCTGATCCCACAGCCCCCACACGTATGCCTTGTTTGGTGCGGTTTCAATATCTAAGAGAAGAATTTTCACAGTGCCCGCCACTTCGCCAGTAGTCTCAGGATGTCTGCCTGACGCCGTGCGCTCATGAACTTGAGCACGGTCATCATCCAGCCCGCTGCTTTACTACCGGAGCAGTGCGTGTAGTAATACGGCTTCTTCTGCGTTGTGTAGGGGCCGTAAGGCCCGCACACATTAGCGCCTAAAAGCGCCGCTGCTTTCTCGACTGTGTCCTTATCGCCCATCGACAGCTGAGTACGAGGTCGTCCTCTGTTTCGCTGCGTTTGATGCCATGTAAATGCACCTTCGCCCTCGAGTAGTCCGGCCAACCACGCAATATCTAAAACATTCATTCAGTCATAGCCAACTCCTGCGCGCTCTCTACCACTTGCGCTGTGAACTCTGGAACATCAGGCGCCTTCTTGACTTCAGTGAGCCATACCGGCCCCTTGGCATACGCGAAACCGCGCAGGCCAGGCCAGCAGGTTTGCTTGAATGGGCAATAAGAGCAGGCCGTATCCAGCTTGCGGTTGCCGCTCTTACCCTCAGGAACATCCGCGAATGCACGGATGGGTGGGGCGGGCTGCTCGAGGTCGTTGATGAGCGCGTCGATCTTCGGCAAGGGATCTTGATACGGAGTCTCGGACCACAGCAGGCGCCCGTTCTCCTTGTTCTTCACCAGGAACCCCATGCGCTTCACGTCCGGATGCTGGCCCAGCATGTAGCTGCTCAGCTGGCCCCGGTAGCCGAAGGCGTCGTTCTGGTCGGTCAGCCCGTCTTTGAACTTCTGCGTGCCGTACCCGCTGGCAGACTTCACGTCCACCAGGGCGTCATCAATGATGGCGTCCTGATGTCCGCGAATCGTCCAACCATTGCGCTCGAACTCGATCTTCTCTTGCTCGTGCTTGACCTCGTGCCCGGCTAGCTTCGCCAACAGCAGAGCCACTTCCTCAATGATGTCCCCGAACAGGAACTTCACGATGGTGTGACCCGGCATCGGCTCAGCTACCTCGGGCGTGTGATACTCGTACCACAACTGACGGTGGCACGGCTTGCCCAACTCGGACATGCGCAGCACCTTCTCCCCGGTGCGGGACTTCTTCACCCGCCCGGTGAGCTGACGCTCGAGCATTTTGGTGATGTTCTGTCCGAACGATACGGCATCCGTCGGACAAATCGCCACAGGTGATACGCCTGTCGCCGCACCGTCGAGCATGCGCTCGATGTCAGGCACGAGTGTATCAATCGTTTTTGTCATGGTGTTTCATCCAAGCATCGAACACAGCACCAAGGACCAGGAGACCGAGTATGCCGCCAACGATGATGGCGGCGGCCATTACGCGGCAGCCTTCTCGTTCGCCAGTTGTCCAGCGGCGGCTGCCATGTCGTCGTCGCCGCAGGTGTACGCCTCGAACTTGCGAGCGATTGCGATGACGGCCTCAACCTCCATATACGTCGGGCTGCGCTCGGAGAACTTCACGGCGTTGGTCAGCGCGTTCTGACGGTTGATGGCACGGTTGCCGTCAAGCGCACCGACGGGGAACGAACCACGATTGCCACCGCCTTGCACCACGGTCGGGCGGGGCGCTGAGGCGGGGATCGGTGCAGTACCAGTGACGCTCACGCTCGCCAGGTCGACGTCGTTACCGTACTTGCCGGTAGAGAAGTCGAAGGTGACGGTGTCACCCGGCTTAACGCCGGAGTCCTTGAAGTTGGTGCGGTACTCCGCGCCATCCACCAGGAACGTGTACGTCTTCTTCACGCCGAACTTGGTGGTGACGTTGTTGCTGTTGATGGTGCTTACGACTCCAGAAACTCGAGGCATTTCTCTTCCTTGTCAGTGGATGCAGGGCTGGCAAACGTTCCTGGGAACACGATCTCCTGCTGATCGAGCCAGGTGGGGCCGGATGAAACGTTGATGTCGAGTGGCAGCGGGAACTTGAAGCCCCATGTCTCCTCGATTGTTGCGGGCGTTGCGGTGAGTATCTCCTTCATTACGTTCGCGAGATGGGCCACGTAGTCTGGCTGCGCATCCGCCATTACACTGTCATGTACTGTGTTGATGAGTCGGATACCCTTGTGCAGATTCCTGACGTAGATCGTGCGATACAACTTGCCCACTGCGAGTGGCACGATGTCCGCCGTAGCGAGCCCCTGAACCGGTCGGTTCTTGATCTCGGTCGGGCTGAACGTCTTGGCCTTCGGGTCGCGCGCCAGAATGAAGTCAGGCGCGGTGTACTGCTCGAACGGGTAGTGCCGCCCTGTCGGGCTGACGATGACGGACTCCTTGATAGGGATACCGTCGGTGTCCTTCTTGCCCTTGTGTACGCTGGTGTTGTTTACGGCGTCCATGATCTCGTTGTGGTAGCGAGCGACTCCCTCGTACCTTGTGTAGAACACGCTGATGAACTTCTTCACGAACTCGACGCTCAGTCCACTCTGGTCAGCGATCTTGTTGGCGCCTGCCCCGTACACCAGGGCGAAGCTGATCGGCTTGACCTCCTTGCGCTGCTCCTTCGTTGGCGCCCGGCCGAACAGGTCGATGTACAGCTCCGTGTGCATGTCACGGCCCATGCAGATGTCGTCCATCAGCTGCGTATCGTTGCTGAGGTACGCCAGGGCGATCATCTCCAGCTGCTTGAAGTCCGCTTCGACGATCTTGCCGTCCGCGAAGCGCGAGATGAAGGCGCTCTTGATGTCGCCATTCGTCACGTTCTGAAGGTTCGGCTTGCTGCTGGTCAACCGTCCTGTGCGAGCTACACAATGGTTGATGCTGTGGTGGATGTAGCCGTCGGCGCCAGTACACTCACGCAGGCCCACCGCATACGTGGTCAGCTGCTTCTTCACGGCGCGGTACTCGAGCACCGTCTCCACGAATTCCTTGGAGATAGGTACCGGTGATTGCGGTAGTAGCTGCCGTAGCGTCAACTCGTCCACCGACCGCTGCCCGCCCTCGGTCTCACGGATCGGTTTGTACCCAAACCCGGTGATCTGCTTCTTAAGCGTGACGTTCTGGTAACGTGGCTGCCCTTTGCGCGGGCCGCCCTTGTACACCCCGATCTGTTCCTTGCCGGCGTACTCGATCTCACCGCCGTAGAGCACGGTCGCCAGCTGCTGCCCGCTGCCAGGGTTGAAGATGCCCGGCCAACCGACGAGCACGGAGGCGTGGTTCTCGAGCTTCATGCGCAGCTCGTCGGCCTCGAGCCCCCACTTCGTCTCAAGCTCTGCAAGGCGGTTGCTATCGATCTTCATGCCGTTGAAGGTCATGTCGATCGTGGCTTGCAGTGCCTCCATCTGGCTGAGGATGAGCGGCATCATGTTCCGCGCATGAGCCTCCTCCATCTGCGAGACAGCGACCTTCCAGGTGTTCCTTAAGTCGCCTTCCAGGTACGTCATCAACTCAGCCGGGTGCTTGATCGCGATCTCGTCCGTGTCCATGTATGCGGCCCAGCAGTCCGACACGAACGTCGTCTTCGCCCCACCGCCACGCGCAACAGAGATGTCGTCGAGCTTGGCGTAAGGCTTCGTCTGCCCGCTGAGGATGAACTCGGCAAGCTGTGTGTCCCATATCCGGACGTGCTTACCGAGGTGCGCCTGCATGTCCGGGCAGTCCCGCATCAGGTAGTGCAAATCGAACGCGAGGTTGTGGCCGATGATGCAAGTAGCGCCATTAAGCTGAAATGAGCTGACTGCTCTACCGTGCTCGAAGAACACCGGAGCGTTCATCGCGGGGTCATACAGCCCACTGAGGACTACTTCGTTCCCAGGAACGAACGGGGACGGGTTGGCCTTCTTCGGGTCTTGCTTGTACGT